GAGAGTTAAATGTATATTCTTGCAAGTCCATTGTTGGGAATGGACCATCTTTTTGCAATTGGTCTAACATAGGTCCAAATTCACTAAAACCAATAACATTATACAACATTAAACCTTGACCCAAAAATAAGAACACTCAGAATATACATTACTAACGTCTTTTTCGCCATCGTTTAATATACTCATCTTCGCTTATATTAGGATTCAAGTAGTCTGTGTCGCATTGTATATCCAATTCTAATTCTTTTAATCTAGTTTGGATTTCATTGTAACGTGGAGGAGGAGGGCCTTTTTGGTTACCCATTTCTCTCAATTCTGCTTGTAGATTTGCCAGTTCGGCATTGTTTCTTTCTAGTTTTTTTGTTACGTAGTTTTTGTTTTGGTACTCTCTGAAACTTTCATCTCTACACATTGGACATACGCTACTTTTCTTATTCTTACTATCATAATATTCCTCTACGCATTTTAAGTGAAACGGATGAGCACACTGATTACAAGGTTGACATGTACCACTTTCAGTTTTTAAACGTTCTAATTCCTCTGGTGTTCCTGTTATTGGTGGGACTTTAGCTTCGATTGTTGGATCTAAACATAAAGGACAATCATTATTTAACTGAACACTATTTTTCTTTCTTGTTTCCAGTTCTTGTTGAAGTTCTCTCATAGATTCTCTATTCAATGGACCGCGTGTAAATTTACTAGCTGATCTTGACGCCTTTCTATACACCTTTTTAAGCTCGTCACCCAAACCTTTACCCTTCTGTGTATACTTACGTCGTTTCTTAATATACTTCTTATTTGATTTGCGACTATTTCTATTAAACTTACCTACTTTTCGCGTTGACATTTTCATTAATATAACTATATATATTTTATTAAATAAAACGCAAAAAGGTTATTTGTTACATAAGAAGTAACACCTAAGATTTACACGCTATTTTACGTTACACACGACTTTTGTGCGCGATAGGCGAGGGCTCTTTATTCCGTTTGAAAAAAATTGAAAAAAATTGAAATGAATTTTATAAATACTGACTATATAATATCAGTAAATTAACTATCAATATGAATACCACTATTTCTAAACAAACCTTCGAACTATTACAACATCGTCTACTAGTATTCGTTTCGATGCATAACAGCACTATACATGAACAACCACTCGTTGAGAACAAATACTTGAAACAACTCAATGGAAAATGGGCCGAAGCTGTCCAACAACTCGACGACACTTTTATAGAAAATTACAAGACGAAACCACCTGAGGCCATTTTCGAAATGGACGATTGGACTGGATGCTGTAAACAAACCAACAAAGACGCAAAATCTACCTATGACCAACTTACCATCGACTTGTTATGCAAATCGCAACTTGTCGACCTAAAAGGCTTTCATGTTTCATTCACAAAAGACGAAAACGTCTCATTGTATAAATTACTCCCTGACTGCGTCACACACAAACCCATACTCGCACAATACATGCTGTGTAATTTTGGTCACACTCACCTACAAACATATAATGATAAAAGAATACAAAAATTTGACAGCGAACATCGTGTCATTAACGAAATTCAGATTTTTACAGGGAAACATGCATACAGCCACTCTGAAATTAGCACCTCAATTCGACCCATTACAATTCTTGTTTTACTACATTTTGTTACTAAAAAAATATCTCTTGTCATTAAAGACTCTTATGATTATACTACTGGGAAATTTACTATGTTTGCTAATTAAACACATACTTACAATGGAAAAATATAAATATTATTATAAACCATATAAAAATATTTTTTTATATATTAAAACACTACCGAATGATGTTAGCAGTTGCATACGTTCAATTAATGAACGATATGCGACAAAAAGGTAACGACCACCCCGATATAAATGCGAAACTAAAATTGATGACACCCAACGAGGTTAAACTATTTTGCATTTACACAAACGGCGATACTAGATATAACGGAAGAGAACGACAGATTGTTGATGTCTTTTATCAAGCTTATGAAAAATATTATGGTGATGGATATTTTCTCTCTTCAGAAAACTGCAAAGATTGTGACGCAGTTGAAACTCATGTATTTCAAAAGTATAATGATGCATGGTATCAGATATCAGGCGATTGTATCGATGGGTTAGATGGTGACAATGGAATAAAATTATTAGATAGGTTAAATGAAACAAAAGAACTTCAAATAACAGCAAAAATGTGTTTGAACAGAATAAAGAGAGAAAAAGATGTTGTACGAGCTTATCCAAACGATCTGTCACAGCCTGAGTTTGTTTGCAAGGTCGTTGATGAAATGATTAATTGTGCATGGAAGGCACAGGCCGAAGAAATATTGTCTTATATAGGTAGGTATAATTGCACAAAAATTATAAGCCGAGATGGAAAGGTATTATATCCTAAGCAGAGACGTATTTAATGGTTTGAATAATTATACCGGTTACTTTCGTTTACGACTTGATACTCGAGTTCGACGTTTAACTGATCCGCGTCTCTTTTTCGAACCACGAGCACGTTTTTTCTTATATTTTCTTGTAGTGCGATAACCACCTTTTTCATTATTAGCGTCCTCTATACTATAAGAAGAACGAGGATCTGACAAAAAACGTTCATCCGCAAATTTATCAACTCTATCCAATAGACGTTTACCAATACTGGTTTTTGTAATATCGACATCAAATGGTACTTTAACAGGTTTGTCTATGGTTCCTTCTATATAATCATTATAATTTTCATTACAATTACTTCTACTCCCGTCTCTTCCAACAATACCATTCAAAAAAGAGTTGACTCCATAACTTGATGGTAATTCATACCTAACACACAGCTGCGAACTTATAACCCTAGCATTCTTAACCTGTATAGTTTCACCACGTTCATTTATATATTTATACTCCACAATCATCTTTCCATATATTTCTTCACCACTCCTGTCAGTTAATCCGTTAAAACGTGATACCTCTATTTTTTCTGGAATTAATTGGGCTGATGCCAACTCTTCAGAACAAGGCGGTGTTTTTTTAACTAAACCACTAGTCATAATTGCTTGAAAAAGTCTCTCTTTTAGTGGTTTTTCCATTATATAATGCCAACACAATAAAATTGATTTCGTTATATATTATTAATCAATATCACACAAGAACAAAATGGGATATACTCTTAATTGGAAAAGGCACAACGCATCGGACATCGCATGGTCAAATTCCGCTAAAATCATACGCAGGCTGCTCGACCCATTAACCAAACTTGAAGTATATGAGTGGGGGTTTGCATTTACATACGATAATGACGACAATAGCATTTGTTGTATATCACGCGATGATAATATCACATTCACGAAACCCAACGATGAAATCACACCAGATCTAATGAGAGCACTAATTATAATGACAGAATTTGGAATTATTAGTGAGGTTGGACACTCTCACCTTGACATGTCCGATTACATATATGCACTAAACGACGTTAACTCAAAGCACCCACTTGTTTCATACGATATCCAATACGCACACTTTACTTCAAATAACGATTGATTTATATTTTGAAACAACCACTTCTCCAGCAACATGAGTTTTACTTATATTTTTTATAGGTGCATACATTATTTCGACATTATCAAGACTTGCAACACGCTTTGTATTTTGTTTGCATAACAACGAACCTTTCTTGATAATACTACGCAATTCCTTCTTATCATATTCATCTGGTAATTTCACGACAACATGACAAGAAGGAACGTTGACAATATGAAACCACAAATCATTAGGTGTACCCTTGTCAATGACACTATGATTATCGTTTGCATTTGTCCCTATGTAATAAACAACATCCGAATCGATATGTTCAAATACGACAATTTCAGTTTTCATACCAATATTATATTTATTTCAAGACAATAAATATAATAATTCATTTTTTATAATATTACAAACAATATTCGTTTCTAGATTGAAAATGATTCACAATATAAGACAAGAGAAATTGCTCAGTAATAGATTCGTCATTCTTTTCAATAATACGCAGATGTGCTGGTTCAACTAACTTAATTTTATTTTTTTCTATATATTCATAAATCACACTCATATTAACAGATTCTAATGACTGAAGATCTGAATATTTTATATTCCATATATTCAACTTTGTAATCAGATATTTGAAGAGTAACAAACTGAAATGATTTGATTTTGATTCATTTATTGTTCTGAAATATACGCAACAATGTCTGATTGCGTTTAAATAATCTTTCATATATCTTGCAACGAATATAAAACGCATAAAACGTTAAATCTATGGGTTTGCCAATACTAATGGGTGGTCATCGAATATACCATGTTCTTGATTATATTTTTTTGTTTTAGTTCGATATGCATTGGCAAACGACATCCAACCCTCAATATCATTTATCCTCAATTTTCCCATAGGACACCCCTTTGGATCACCATTTCTTCGAACGTAAACCTTATGGGGGAAGTTTACATTCATAATATGAAGAAATTCGATGTTTGTATGTAAAAACCCATCTTTACAACCAATACCATTGTAGTAAATTGTACCTGTCATTTACAAAGATAAAAGTAGTTATCTTTAAATTAGATTACAACTTTCTACAAACACGACATAATATAAAATATTGTTTTATAGTATGGCGTTTAACCGGCTCTTCAACAAGACAAAGGCGAGTGTGGAAAAGGAGGAGGGGGAGGAGAAGAAGAAGAAGAATGCGGCGTTTAACGTTCTACATAAATTATCATGTGAAGGGAGTATGCCAAAATCCGTAACATTTAGTCAAGATGGTACAATGATTGCGTCTGGTGATTTAGCAGGTATTATCAGGATATGGAATGTAGGGTCAGGATCATTACTTCAAAGAATTCAAAATGTTCGGTTGATTGAAACTTTCTATCATAAGACTGGTAATCCTACATCGGTTGATTCCATTGCGTTTAGTCCTGACAGAACAACAATTATTTCTATAGGAGGCGACGAACCAATTATAAAATTTTGGGATATTGGAAGTGGAACCATGATAAACAGATTACAAACCAGTCCTCGTATGAGCTCAGTCGTATTTACACCAGATGGAAGAAACATCATAGTAGGATATTCGATCGCTAATCGTATCGATATATGTGATCTCAATACTGGTACCATTAGAACTATAAATTCAGGCACTTATCGTTCATTACAGCTTAGTCCAGATGGAACAATTATTGTGCAAGCAGGAGCAGCGTTATTTAATGAAGAACTTCGAACATGGAGTGGAGGTAACCATCTTAAGTTAATTGACTTCGAAACAGGAAATACTATAAGAGTTATCGAAGATACACACGATTTGAAATACGCATCAATTAGTTCAGATAACAAAACAATTTTATATACAAATGAACCAGGTGAGTTAAAAGTATGTAATGCTGATGGTAGTCCAATAAAAACTTTTGGTGAATATGCTAACAAGGCTAAATTTAGAGCGGATGATGGGGGATTTGTATCATGTGGTAAATCACGTCTTCAATTATGGAATACAACAGACAATGTTCCTATACAAACCTTGAGGGCTCCCCGTGCTCAATACGGATATACTGAATTTGAAGGATTAGTTGATATAGATGTAAGTAAAGATGATACTAAAATTGCAGGTGCATGTACGGATTATAATGTATATATTTTTACTGATTTAGGTGTTAATGCTCTTAAAAAGTCTGACATTTTGATAGACGAACCTATAGATGACACAAAAAGGCTACCTTTTTTACCCAGAGAAACGAGAGAAAAAATAGCAGAATTTGCTGTTGATGGTAGGTCTAAACTTGATCCTGTGTTAATATCAAAACATTATAGAGGAAAAGCTCCATTTACAAAGAGACACGGAGGTAAGCGAAAATCTAGAAGAGGACGAAAAAATAAATCAAAAATAAAACGAAAACAATCGAAGAAAAATAAGAAATAAATTACAATAACATAAGAGCCATCGCCGCGTAATTATGCAGATCGAGAAGAGTATCCTTTATTCCCTCGTCGTCTACCAAGACTACACCGCTCTTTGAAATAGACAACGCACGCTGGATTTTATCTTCGATTCGCATTAAAACTCCAACAAGCCCAAATTTTGCAAATGCATCCCCATAATCTGCATTCTTCTTTGTGAAAAGTTCCAACGCATCGCTCTGTATCTGTCTAAGCTGTTCAACGCGATCCATCAAGGTAATATAATAATTGCGTTATATTTACATTGTTTTTTATAATCATAAAAATAATGGTTATATTGAATTATTTTTGTATTATGTTTCGGTTTTGTTTATTTATGAAAACAACGTAAGCACCTTACCCTCCTTCTTGAATGAGCCAATTACCTTCGGATTAGAAACCTTTCGCAATATATCCTCCGCCTCATATACGTTTTCATTCTTGTCTACATAGTAAATAATACCAACAATCTCCTCTGACCATACCTCTACCTTATGGGATGAATTAGTTGCACCAGTATCGCTCTTTGTTACAGATCCATTCGGCACACCCTTCTCATGCGTTCCACAATAATCACAACCATCCTTCTTACGGCGGCTGCATTGCTCATCATTTGCACGCTTAGCAACGCAACGCTCAACGTCAGGAATAAAGTTGCTGGTTCGCTTCTGTTTTACGAAGTCAGACTTCTCTAGTACAAGCTTATTATAGTCATAAACATACTGCAGCAAACTTCGCACCTTGTCATCATCGTCAATTCCAAGTTCCTTTGACTTCTCCAATACATTACTCTTAAAGTCAGAAACATAAGTCTCTAGAATCTTGTTTACACGGCGTTCCATTTTGAATATAATTACGTTTATTTAATTATATTGATTCATTTTTTTATATTCTACATCTTCGAATATTCAGTTGGTAGGAAAACTACACATGCTACTAGTAACAAATAAAATGATATGTATATCCCATACACGTCTTCTTGAATACCATAAAACTTTAAAATATTGATCAAACTATAAAAGAACAATATCGATACTCCAATTATAGTTATAATGTTCATATATTTCAAACAGAATAAAATTACAAATGTAATGACAATATCTTATATTGTGTAAATGACTTAACAACTATACAAGGTGTGTCTTTTAATATTTGGCCGTTATCTAATTTGATATATCCTAAATAGACACTATCATAATGTTCCGACCATATACCATCATAATCTGTAATTCGATTGGTAAGTGATTCATATTTGGTATCATTTGTTCGATCGGATAGTTTCTCTCTTTTCATATAAGACCCGTCGGTCTTGTCGGATAAAATGTTTTGTTTTGTTAGTTGTTTTCCCATAAACAAGACGACTCTAACAAATGAAGAAGATTGCACATTATCATATGTCGTAAAGTAATAAAACTGGCCTTGAATTGCATCGATTTCTGACAGACTAACACCTAGATTACACGTATAGTCAGCAATCAATGGGTCGATTTGTTTGTATGCAACAATTGGATAATCATTGGTGTATAAAACATTTTTAATATTACGCAAGAAAAAGTCAACAACACTTGAATTTATCACTGAACCACAAACATGCTTTCGGTTGATGATTTCATCTAATAAAACTAAACAGGTGCCTGTTACTTCTGTAATATATTCATCGTGAAGTTTATAAAAAACATATAATGAATCACCATCTGTCAAACAACCTTCATAATTAACATGTGATATAGTGTTAATATTTTTACATAATATATTTCTTGACAACGCGTATATTTTTTTTATATTCAACTCGCAATAATCAGAAATATCAATTTCATAAAAATTCAAATGTTCCTCTTTTTGGAACAATAAATAACTTACAAATGTTTGATCTTCATGGTTTTCAACTTTATATCCACACACAAACATTTTTTTTATTCCATCAAAGTCATATATATTATATTTTAGATTCTCCATATAACAAAATACACTTTTGTTTTATATAATAATGAAATTATTGTAATTTACAACAAATTGGAAAACTATAAAAAGAAAATATAATAGTTTTATAAAAATATGTATGTTACGACAAATGATTTGAATATCTATAATCCAATACAAAAAAACTACCTAGGTATCGACAAGGTATTGGAATATAGAGAGATATCAAATAATTGACGATTTTCAAAAGTGTTTTTGTTTTTTTCAAAAAATGGACAAATATTTGTCCATTTTTTTTTTTTCGAGAAAGGTCTTGGAGATTTTTAACATTTGTTACTGAGAAAAAAATTAAGGTCACAAAACTTTTTGGGAATTTTTAATTTTGTGAGCATAAATTTTTTTTTGGACAAAGTTCGGTCAATTGGACATTTTTTCTTCTCGGCGACTTTTAGAACAAATGTCACTCAAAAAAGTCGCCGAAAATTCTGAAAAGTTTTTTTGTGAAAAATGTGATTATTCATGCAGCAAAAAGTCTGATTTTAACAAACATTTACTCACACGTAAACACAAAAACGGCGACTTTTTCACTTTTATTGAACAGAAAAGTCGCCAAAAAATTCCTGAAAAAAACGAGGTTTTAGAAAGTTTTGGCTGCAAGTATTGTAACAAAACCTACAAAATACGAAATAGTTTATGGTATCATGAAAAGAGGTGTGGCGACAAAAAAGTCGCCAATAATATCGACACCTTAACCAATCTGGTTTTAGAAGTAGTACAAAACAACAATGAACTCCAAAAACATAATTCTGAATTACAAAAACAAAATAAAGAATTCCAGACGAAGATGATCGACACTTTTTCAAATGTAATTGTAAATCAGAATAATTGTGTAGTCAATAATATCAACTCAAACAACAAGACATCATTCAACTTGCATTTTTTCTTGAATGAGAAGTGCAAGAATGCATCTAACCTGTCAGACTTTATGAACTCGATTGAATTGAGTATCGATGACCTTGAAAATGTGGGGAAGTTGGGTTATGTAGATGGAATATCAAATATAATCATCAACAAATTGAAGGAGATGGATGTTTATTCGAGACCTATTCATTGTGCCGATTCGAAACGTGAAATTATATATATCAAAGAGAATGATGTTTGGACGAAAGAGGATACGGAAAACCAGCGTCTGAGAAAAAGTATCAAAGAGGTCTCTTTCAAGAACTGCCGTAACTTTCATTTGTTCAAAGAAAAACATCCTGACTGCGTAAAGAGTGATTCGGTACATTCGGACCACTATTTAAAAATTGTATCGGAGTCGATAGGTGGTAAAGGAGGACAAGACATTACAAATAACGAGAACAAGATTATTAAAAAGATTGCGAGAGAAATGTATATAGATAAATCAAAATTTGCTATGTTGGGGTTTTGATAAAAAAATCGTAAAAAAAGATAATCAAATGATAATATATGTATAACTTTAAAAATTGTATACTAATTGTTGTGTTTAATTATTCAAATTGTATATGCAACAAGAATACAATAGAAAAAATATATGAAAAATATTTTAAAAAAATATTTTTTTACTCAGATTATCCAATAACTCATGATACGGATGTAAATTTTATCGATATAAATCGTGGATTCAATACCCACAAAATATTTAATCATTTCTATAAAAATTTTAGACCAGATGTTGATGAGAGTGATGGTTTATTCTATACGATGGATGATAATATTATAAATATAAATATTTTAAATTTATTTGATTCTAAAAAAATTATCTTTAAATATAATGTGGTTAAACCACTAGAAGATTATTCAGATTCAGATTGGTATCATTGGGATAAAAAACATGGTAAAAATGCAGTTAATTTGTTAATGTGTGATAATGAATTTAAAAAACATACTATAAATAAGTTTAATAAAGCCTTTTCAGACTGGTTTTATCTTCCAAAAAAATACTTAACAGATAAAACTTTTGAATTATTTGATTTATTTTCTAAGTACAATGTGTTTTTAGAAATTGCTATACCAAGTATTATTAACAATATAGAAACAGATATATCACAATATCAAACATATGATAGTGAAATATTATGGGGAGTATCAAGAGATAAATTAAAAAATAAAAACAATATTTATAATTTGTTAAATCACGAACATAAATTAATATTACACCCAATTAAATTCAACTCAAACCCTGATAGTAAAAAATGGCTGGAGGATATATTTTGTAAGGATAAATGTATTATAATAACAACCATAAATAAACCCACCGAAACTATTTTGAAACATATAAATAACACAGAGTATGATGTTATTATAGTGGGTGATAATAAAACACCGGATGACTACAAAAAATTAAATTGTATTTATTTAGATATTCCATCACAAAAAAAATTGCTCCCAGAATTAAGTGAACTAATACCATATAATCATTATGGTAGAAAAAATTTAGGTTATCTTTATGCAGTTAAGAAAGGATACAAAATGATTTATGAAACAGATGATGACAATATTCCATATGATAATTTTGATAGTATTTTACAATATACCAATAGTCAGATGATATCGGAAAAAAATAGTTTGTGGATAAATGTATTTAAATATTTTACAAACAATGCGCATATATGGCCTCGAGGTCTTCCATTAAGTTTATTGAAAAACGAACCAAATTATTTAATTCAAGATACTGATAAAAAACCATCTATAATAAATGGACTAGTTGAGAACGACCCGGATGTAGATGCTCTTTTTAGACTGATATGCAATCATCAAAATAGTATTGAATGGGATAAAAATAAATCTATATTGATAGATAATAAAAACGTATGTGTTTTTAATACTCAAAATACTTTTTGGTTAAATCCAGAATTATTTATTTGTCTATTAATACCTTGTTCTGTATCTTTTCGATATTGTGATATTTTACGTGGAATAATTAATAATATTATTTTGAAAAAAACAGATAACTATATGATGTATACATCTCCAAATGTTGTACAGAATAGAAACGAACATAATTTAATAAGTGATTTTAAGAGTGAATATGAAATGTATATTCATAATGAAAATATATTGAATTTTATTGAAGGTAATACATCGGATATAACATGTACAAAAGAGTTGTTATTGTCAATATATAATAATTTATTAGTTAACGATGTTATCACACAAAAAGACATAGATATTTTAAAAAAATGGTTATATTATTTTTAAATAATACAAATGTAATAATATAAAAAATGAAATGATTTTTTATATTGACAAACAATATAAAAAACAAACAACATGCAACTAAGAAGTGGACGCATCACAAACGAAAAGGAACGCATGCTAGAAAACAGGCGAATAAACAGACACCTACTTCCAGGGCTGTTTAAAGAGTATCTTACTCTCGACTTCAGAACAATTCGCAAACGAGTATTACACCTAGAAAATATGCTAGTATTAACAGGCTATCAAACACTTACAAACATGAGAGTCATGCGTTCAGTCTTCAACAAAACCGACCATGGATATGCAGTGATGTTGATTGGTTTCATAAGAATATATGAAAAAATATATGATTAAGAATCATTTACTTGTTTACAAATGGTGGATAATCAATAAAAATTTCTGGTTTACTTGTATTTTTCATGTCAAGCTCACCCGGTATCAAATCGGTATTCAATGCTGGAGGCTCGACAAAATATTTTTTATGTAAATACGTACATTCAAAAACATTAGGAACAACCACATCTTTATGTACCCTGGTACCACAGCAATTGTTTGCATGAAAGTGAATCAAATAATGGTTTTTGTTTATCTTGTCAAAAACACCTACCTCTTTATTGGAAAAAGGTTTATGAAACTCCATGACTATCTGATCAAATTTATTAACTTGCTCTTCACTCAAACTCGTTATCCATGGTATTTCACCACCTTCAATATCCATCTTTACAAAAATTTTTTCGTTATTATCTATCAAATAATGTAAATTTGTTATTTTATCAGTATTTTCAAAACCAATATTTTTCTTTATAAATTCAATTTTACTATTTTCTTTTGGAAGTTTATCTATTGTTCCATCAAAAGCAAAACAATTAACCCCATACTTCTTAATAAAATCTACCTCAAATGAAATATCCCTTGCTATACCACCAGCCAACAGCATATTATATGTAACACCAGGAACATCTGATATTATATATCCACCATCATAGTCCTTTCCAAGACGAAGCTTCGGAAAAGGAGATTTATAAACTTTTAATACAGACGGGTCCATTATACATATATTAATCATAAAATAATTTACAGATTAAATTGTTTATGATTAACAACCCTTCATTTGTATAGTCTCCTTCACTTGCTCCTCTCGACTATCCATAATATGTTTTGTCAACTCTTCTGCCACCTTCGCATCATTCTTATAATACTTCTGCAACACAGACAAAAGAGTTTTTGAATTCAATGGCTTCTTCAATGTATTTTTCTTGTACACCAGTGATCCTCCTGTAATGTCAAAACAATCAATCTTATTTGTTTTCATTACAGAAACAAGAGATTCCGTTAGCACCTTCTTTTTATTATTGCGTTCCTTTATTTCCGCCTTCAACTTTGCTATTTCCGTATCAATCTTAACCCACTCTTTGACGTTACTGATCAATTGTTCCTTTGATTCCATGCTATACATATAAACCAATAAATTTTAACTAGTTTTTTTATCATAATGTCTTTTGCATCGGTCATCCTGGAACACATTCAAATTACACTGGAGCCCCTTCCTTGGTCCAGACACTAAATACTGCTGACATCCAACACATACAATCGTGTTTTCGTCACTATAAACATTTTCTGACACCTTTACATTACTCTTACTCTTATCATTGGACTTACTCTCAGCCTTGAGCAACTTCTTCTGCTCCATTGCCTCCTCCTTTGCTTTGATAGCCTCTTCTTTCTTGAGTTTCTTTTCAGCCTCCTTTGCAGCTTTCAGCTTATCTCTAACATCCTGTTTATGTTGCTTCGTAATAAAACGTTTGTGCTCGCAACAATAATACTTCTCTGAATGTTCATCCCCATCCTCAAAACCTGCAAACTTGTAACCATATTTCTTGCAACTAAGAGTAACTAAATTATCAGCTGCAGAAACGTCTTGTAAAAAAGGAAAGGTTTCAACAAAATCACATTTCTTGATATTGTTATAATACGGATACGGAGTAGGAGGCTCATATTTATAAACTTCATTGACGCCAGAGACCTTAGGTAGTCCAAGCTCTGCATAATACGGCAAAATAAACTGCTGTTTATGTCTGCAATAAGGACATCGTATCTCTCCGTGTTTAAGAGCACCAGTCGATTCCATAGTATTGAATTTCCTCTTGTGATTCACCAAGTCCTTGTACAATGGCACATAGTTAAATTTATGGTTGCATGTTAATGTAACAGACTTTGCTTCTAGTGGATCGTCTGTAATTAAGCAAACATTTTTATCAGTCTCATCAATTTGGTTTTCTATATTTTTATTATCCAATGAACTATATAATTCTGCATAAAAATCGATACCCCCCTCGATTATATAATTTTTCGTCATATTTTAAAAGCCAAAAACCCTTTATATTTTAATATAAACTAATATTATGTCGCCACCTGAAATCTGGGGTCCTGCTACATGGACATTATTTCACACTCTCGCAGAACACATCAACGACGAATCAATAATCCCACAATTATTCAATAATATAAAACAAATATGCATGTTCTTGCCATGCCCTGAATGTTCACAACATGCCAGTATAATGTTAAATCAAATAGACATTAATAAAATAAAAACAAAACAGGGGTTAATAGACTTGCTCTTTGTGTTTCATAATATGGTAAACAAAAAGAAGCATAAGCGTATGCCTGTTAATTATGCTGAAATACATTATATATACGCAAACCAAGATCTATCAAATGTATTTACTACGTTTTTAACATCGTATAATACAACTGGTAATTTTAAACTCATGGCAGAAGAAGGTCAGCGAAAGATGATACGTGCCAATTTTGGTAAATGGTTATTTGAAAATAGACGATTTTTTGTAAAGAAATAGTTGTTTCGATTCGCTTAAGCAGACCCGATTAATTCGCCGTTCTTGTAAACAGCACATTTGAAAGTCTGTTTCTTGGGTACTGAGCACATAACCTTGTTACTCGACGTTTCATTAAATAACAAATATTGGTCAAGTTTGAATCCATTCATACCAAATACAAAACCAACCGCCGTACCTGCACCTGCTATAAAATTGACAAGTGTGTCTACAGGCAGACTACTACGATTATTTGCCCGTCTGACAAAATAGTCTGAAATCATGTAAAAAACTAACACGCACATGATCCAAAAGTTGACCGACTTGTTCAACAACATTGGAAGTGTTAAATACATGAACGTGAACGCACCAATAAACGTACCTATAGACCTGATACCATTTTCAGTAGCGAATGCATATTGTTTATTCGTTTGTTCTACCCCCTTGTAAACAACCATCCGAATAAGAATCGTAAACGCAATAAAGAATAAGTAGAAAAAACCACTCGGACTTTGGTTTGCGAGTCCAATCGCTACTATACTACTCATTAGAACATAAGGTGCGCTTTTTTCATATACAGAAAATGGATCTACTAAATTACTTGGTTGAGAACTCATACTATAAACCGATATAATTCCAAGAGGTCATTATAATCTATATAATCAATTAGTCGAATAATGAGATACATAAAATAATCAAAACAAAACAAAAAAATGAATGTAATTTATATTTGTAAAACAAATTACAAATATAAAACCATGGAACAACCGACACAATTTTGCCAGCACCCTAATAGTGCGTTTACCAGAATGCGTCAACGATCTGTATCTCACTCGAATATTGATAATTCGATAACAAATCCAATCCAACCAGATGTAGTTTCAAAGTCACTTTCTGCAAGACAAATAGCTTTTCGTGAGATCAAAAAGCTATTTGGTGCAGCAACAAATAGCAAAAGCGTTCATCCAAAGAAGTAATATTTAAAAAACGATTCTAGGATGTATGACATAAAAATTCACACCTAGATAACATAAAATACCCAATATAAAAGACAACAACCAAACAGGCAAGATAGTTTTATTTTTATACCCAACACCAAACTGACGTATACTACCATCCAAATTATACAAAAATGGTGGTTTCATATATTGAATCCCAAAAAAGATTACTAAAAAAAGCAATACAGATGTATTTAATATATTCTTACGAACCAAATCTCGAATCATTCTGTTTCTATATACAATTGAACAATAAAAAATCAATTATCTTCGTCGTAATTTTCAATCTCATCCGTACCACCATTATCGTAGTCCTGATTCAAAGCAGACATATCTAACGCTTCATCATCCTCCAAATCCCCTCTTTCATTTTCTTCTAAATAATCATCTATATCCTGATCCGTCTTGTTCAGCTTATTTTTTCTGTGTAATTCTTTCTCGACACGTTCCATATTACTCGCAAGAACCTTGTCGTCGTCGTATGTTTTCTTATCATAACGAGTGAGACCCTTTTGAAGCCCCTTGTTCCAAACACCCAATTTATTTACTTTGAGTATTGTGTCTGCATTTCTCTCTTCATCTGTCATGCTTCCAAGACGTGAGGTAACCATATTCTTCTCCTTCTGTTTCATTTTGAAAATCCTTTCAACAATATCATCATGAGAGTAATCCATATTAGTTTTGTAATTTTCCATGATATTGCAGTAAGACAACAACAATTTAACAACTTGACCCTTTAACTGAGTCTTGTCACCACTCAATTGATAATCTAACAAACCATCATTATTACCATCGTCGTTATCATCATAATCATCCCTTTTATCTTCAGAGACAAGAGCATCCATGTGACTAACAGAAAACAAACTGCCTTTGCCACTATCAGCATGCAAAACCTCGTTATCATCACACAAATCAATGTAATGCCCGAGAACACTCAAAAGATAATACTCAAACAAATATTTACTTGTGGTTTCATCGAATATAGGTTTAATTATTTTACTTTTGTATTGAATAGTAGTCAGGCTGGGTGTATTGGCAATCAAAGGCAATGTTCGCTTTGTATCGTCCGCCATTCTCCTCAAAACACCTGTCAAAATCGGGATCTCATAGAACGGCTTGAATTTGTCATAATATGCATTTATAACGGACGTTAATTCGGATGCATGACTAGACGACAAGTTCCAAGAAGCTAGTTGTTTTTCATTGATGTCATAATCACCCTTGTTCAATATTATACTAGGGAATACATTTGTAATGTTATCGATGAACGTCTTGAAAAACGTAACTGAAGAATAGGTAGAATCATGCGAAATGTTGATTTCAGTATTGAACTTGTAATCGTCTGCAGACCACTTTGTGAGTGTGTTTAGAAAACTAAACGCCGCATTGACATTCTTTTTTGAGGTAACTCCGCGATGATCCGTTATAAACTTGATAATCTTGGTCCGCATTAACTTGCTGTCTTCAAATAACTCATCGTTCAAACGTTTGGATTCTTCGCTTATTTCATCAGACGCAACATCATATGTGTCTAGTACATCACTTATTAATTTCACAACCTTGTTACTGATTATCGATTTCTCAACAGCTGTTTCCTTTTCTTTCAATGAATCCACAACATTGCGGATCTTTCCTACGTATGATAACTTTGGCTGAGAAACATCCGAATGGATAATGTTATTCCTTGAAACAAGCTGTAACAAGCGCAAAAATGACGCATTGTCATAATTTCGATTGTCATTCTTGAGTTTCCGAATTATTTCTGAAAGCGAGTCAGAAGAATGAAGTAGTCCTTCTTCTGGTTTTGCTCCACACAAAACTGCAAGATCATTTGGAACTGGCGCATCGTTATTGAATTTACAAAATTTTACAAACGCCAAGTAAATTGTAGTCTCGTCAAATACCTTGTTGGTTACTGGAATGTTAGGTTTAGCATTACCCATTGGCAAAAACATACTAGCACGTGAGTACCCGTTAAGATCGGCCAACAACAAACTCAACTGCTTAACAACCTTGTTATAATCGGAAATATCCGAATCTTCATTCTCAAAATAACGGATTGTCGTTTTTCCTGCGACATCTCCACAACACGCATTCTCCAAGAAAGGCTCATTGTTTGCGTTCTTCAGAATTAGATCGTGACGATTCACAACCGCCTGTATCTTTTGTTGAATAGCCATGGAAAAATGTATGCGTTTAGATTCGATAGTGAGCATCTTCTCTCGTTGTCTTCCCATATCAACCTTCATGTCGTTCAATAGGTTTTCTTGGAATTCGCGAGACAATTTACTAATTGTCTTGATGTTGAAAGTGAATAGCGGTGGGAGGAAGTTCTTCCACTTGACAACATTGTATTGAGCCAGCAATACGTTTTCTTCTGGGTTCTCCATCATATTGTGATTTTTCTCGTCAATCTTTCGTTTTACTTCCGAAAGCGACATTAGATTCGCCGTAATCGTCATCTTGATACGTTCCAGGATAACACTCTCCTTTGTGCTCAATAAAACATTCCATGGGTCGCGTTTAGACTTCCTAAGCTGGTATACTATACAAGATAGATACTGGACACTACTAAAATCTCCATTTCCTTCCAGCGGAAAACCAGTAAATGATCTAACACAACCGGGGAACATCTTTCTGGTTCGTAGAGATGGGATGCTCGTTTGGATAGCGATGATAATCATACCAAGAGTAGAATACAAAATCATTGAATTGGAATATTCCTTGTATGTGAGTTTGTTCTTCTTGGTGCTGTTTGCTTCACGCGCATCGTATTGTTGTTCAGATTCAACACCGCGTATTATAGATAAGACACTATTCACAATGAAATCAATTTGATGGTCTAAACTTATACCCATGCTCTTGGTTATCTCACTAACAATGCCAGCTATCATGATTGCCTGTGATGTACTAAACGTAGTCTTTTTCACTATACTTGCTTGGGTGGATACGAACATAGTATCGGCTTCCATAACACTTCGCGACACCTGTTTAAAGCCTTTATCATCATACCCCTCTTCAACATCAGAATCGAGCTTCACTAAAAACCAACCCGAATGTTTGTCAACCATTTTATCACCATCATCACTAATCTGACCAATCTCGTTCTTTAATTGGTCAAGACACTCAGTATACTTACCTCCACGAAGATGTGCCAATGCCAGATCGTATTTGAACTTGGGAAGAAGTTTTGTATTTGTGACATTGCAATATAACCAATGAGGTGATTCGTTCACGTCAATTGGAATATACTGACGCGTATAAGAATTAACAAACTTGATAATGTTCTCTTGTTTCGCGTCAAAATCATTCTGACTCAAAATAAGATCACGCAGTTTAATATGAGGTGATAAAATAACCGCATCATCATCCTCTGCAAAAAACATTTTATATTTATAATCGTTATCAATCATCATATTTGCATTGCGAATATCTCGGAGTGCATCGGCAATCGACAATTGATAATCAAACTCTGCCTGTAATTTGGCCGCAGTTTCCTCCCTAGTGAGTTTGTATTTATCATCAAATTCACCAATCAAATCATTCATCAGCTTGTGTTTTATGTTAAGTTTGACTTGTTCGTCTGTAACACACTTGTCTGCACTTACGCTGACACACTTGTCTTGCAAATTACAAATCAAACTAGAATCATCGGTAATAACCTTGTCGACGGGAGAATCGACCTTCAACCAAACATTGTTCGTTCGCTTGTAATAATCAAACTCGTCATTCACATTGTCACGATGCCCCTTGTACAATAGAGCATAGTGACCATCTTCTACGGGTTTGTAACCATTGATTAAAGAGATTGCGAGTTTCTTCGATTCCACCTCGTTCATTTTGAATTTCTTGGCAAGATCATTTGTTAAGTAGGCTTCGAATTCATCCGTCTGCATTGTAGATATCTGGTATTCATATCCATCAATCAGCGAATACTTTGTCGTATCATATCGTTTATCGAAATAAACTACACGATTGTTGTCACCTTCCAATTCTTCGCCAGATCTGTATTTCTTCGCAATAACAATAAGATCACACTTTTCAACCGACTCGTTTTCATTACGTTGTACCTTTTCCGGATTCAACAATCCTGCAAAATCATCTGGAAACATGAGAGTCTTGTGTTGGAGAGAGAGGGCGGCCGTAAATAGTCGCGAATAGTCTCTCGAATAAATATTGTTCAACATTTCTGTTTCCGTAGAAATATCTGAATCTTTCTTGTAATGTTCCAACACTTCTTCAACCTGCTTAAAATCAGTCAACAACGTATGCAACGAAGCAGACGACTTATTGTAAAATTTCTTATTCTTTGCCTTCTTTAATGAAGAGAAAAACCCCCCTCTATTGAGTAGGTTCTTGTTGTACTCGGAAACACGTTGATCTATGAATGACGTCATAACCTGATATTCGGTAAGAGTCAGATTTTCTGAATACACCAAGAATGGTTCTAGAATATTCAACGCATCGACAATTGATAGCCTGTTGTTCATATGTTTCTGCATAAGTTTGAAAAACACGTCGATACCTGGTGTTATCTTGTCTGCAAACTTTTCATAATCAATCTTATCTGTGTAGACAAAATGGTTAATGTTTTTGATAAAGTTTTCATCACTGAACAAGATATCAACATCTGTAACATCAGTCTTTTTGACACGTGTGTCGTGTTTCAACATCAACCAAAGATTGCAAAACGTCTGATTGAGATTCGCCTTATCTAAAATGGAAGTATTAGGGGTGCGAATTCGAGAGAAACGAATGACAGGCTCTGGTAACATCATCATTGATTTTACACACATCTTCTCGTCACCCATTAACATATCAAATTTTGTGACCTTGTTATCAACGTAGGCGCGCTTGATACCAGTATTATACTGCTGTGTCAAGAAACGCCTGGCTTGTATTTTGTTATCCTTAACAACTGACGAATATGTATCATTTTCATTATCGGTTATATCTAAATTGTCAACAATAGCATTTATATTTGTACCGATTGCATGCTCAGTTTTATCCATGTTGATGTAAGGGACAAATTTAGAATTGAGCTTGTTATACAAAAACGAATATTTGTTTGTATCCATCGATACGTTCGACGAATAACTTGCAATAATTTCTTCAATTTGTTTCATGTCTTCTGACAAATCTAGAATTTCTATGTCGTCAAAGGTATCAAAATCATCACCCTTAGTTTCGTACACCTTCTTTATATTTGTTACAACTGGCAGAAGCCAATACAAAATTCGATCAAACGATGAAAAATAGTCTAGAAGAGGTTTCTGATTGCTCATCTTATTGAAACTAATAATGTTACCATTTGCATCGAATTTGGAGAAGGTTTCCCTGAGTTGTTTAAACCTGTCAGTAATCTTGTTTAGTTCGCTTAAAACAACTGGGCTGCGTTTGTAAGTTGGTATAGTAGACAACATATCATCTAACAAATCACTTATTTGCGTTTCTAAGTTGAAACGCTGGCTTTTTGTTGAAACATCGACGTATTGAGTAACTTCGCCGACCTCTTCATCTAAAATTGTAAACTTGTCAGCATCGATGATAAGTTCGCGAAGCTTGTCTACCAAATTAACAGGTGGTTTAAAATCATAGTTGTCATCGTCCAAGTCTTCCAGATCAATCGGGCCATCGCTCTGCTTATCGCTCTGCTTTTCACTTTGCTTATTCCCTTTACTTTCGTTCTCCTTGTCCTCATCTTTATCACCATCCATATCATCATCGTCTACAAAGCCAGATTCGGGTGGAAAATCATTAACATCATCATTAAGAACAGCAACCGCTTCAGGTTTAGGTTCTTGCTTCTTCGCAAGATTCGGTTTTTCTCTCCTCTTGATCCATACAATTGGTAGGTTTTCAGGTATGCCCTTGTAATCGAAATTGATAAACAATATATCACCATCTGTTGTTTTCAGCTCGATCATATCCCCCTCCGTATTTGTTATCTCACATGTTAATATCAAAGAGACCTCGTTTTGAAGCAGTATATCAACCCAAGTCCCAGTGACAAGTTTGTGCTGCTTTGCGTATCCCTCGACTGGACTTCTGCTCAATATCACAATACGTGTAACACTACCTATAGCCCCGTTCTCTCCGACCTTTAGTTTTATCTTCTTAAATGTGTTCGTATGAACCAATTCGAGTTTCTCGTTATCTATATACTCTATGAGAAATGTCTGTTCGTTCAATAATTCATTTGTAGGATCTGTTAAATTTATGACATCTCCCAATCTCAATTCAATCTTGGACATTTGTCTATAAATACAAAAGATATTTTTTAGAAAATCAACACTACTTTATTAGAAGACTAAACAAGAACAATATATATTATTATGTAACAACAATATATAATGCATATAAATGTAAAACCAACACTACTAACATTAGCAAAGGCATCTTTTGACTTTTTCGTATTTGCAACATCATGGCAGCCAGAGGAGTGTTATAATGAACCAACCTATTCTGGCTGTAATAGTCCAAATAAAATATGGTCATCGCAACTGACTATACATGGTATGTGGCCTCAGTTTAACAATGGATCATGGCCATCCTATTGTACAGATGAGGCATTTGATTCGAGTATCATATACGATGATTTAGACACGAACGTATTTTATGATTATTGGCCAAATATTAGATATGAACCAAATGATAAAGCATACGCGAGTTTTTGGGAACATGAATGGACTAAACATGGGACATGTTCAGGATTAGATCAGAAAACATATTTCACGACGACAATGAAAAACAGACCTGTAACTCCCACGATAGTGGAGGCAAATTATGGAAAAACAATTAGTAAACAAGACCTCTTGAACGCATACGATGCCATAGTTGTTCCGACATGCAAATCGAAATATTTATTTGAAATTTTTGTCTGCATAAACTCTGACACGTATATACAATTCGACTGCCCAGAAAGTGTCATCGATGAAGGTAATTGTGACGATAACATCATAATAGAAATGTTTTATTCAAACGACATAAAGACAACGCGCGAATACATATAATGTATCTCGACTTGATTAATCTCGATGGTATCAATGTCAAGGCGGGAAGTTTCACTTATTGTATGATTACATACGACAAGAAGAATATGGGTGGGAAGCATTCGACTATTGGATTGTATAGATCTGTTGTTGTAAGAGAACATCAGATCGTTTGTTATTCTCCGCCCAAATCACTCGCACCAGAATATTTCATTGAGAAGTATCCTGTTATCACCTCTGATATTGTGGTGCAGGAGTTTGTCGAGGGAACCATGATCAATGCATTTTGGGATACTGAAACGAGCGCATGGGAGATTGCTACGCGCAAGGTGATTGGTGCTCGTGCGTCATTCTCCTCCGAAAAGCAGTTTCGCGATATGTTCTTCGAGGCGCTTGCCGAGTGTGGTCTGAATATGGAGGAGACCCTGGACAAGAATATGTGTTATAGTTTTGTAATGCAGCATCCAGACAATCGTATTGTAACCCCTCACAAGAAGCCAGCCCTATGCTTAGTTGCAATGTATAGCTTTGAGGATCAGACGAATATTATTCATCATGATATTTATGAGCAGCGTTATCGTATCAAGAATGTAAGAGTCCCTAATATTTATGAGTATAATGATTATAATCAGATCCAGAAGATCTTTACGAATGCTTCTTGCTTTCTTATGGGTGTTGTTATCTACAACAAGACGACGGATGAGCGTATGAAGTATCGAAACAAGAAGTTCGAAACCGCCAAGAATATAAGAGGTGAGAAGGAGAAGCTGAAATATCTGTTCCATAGTTTGAAGCGCGAAGGTCGTGCCGAGAAGTTTCTCGAGATGTTTCCCGAGCACACGGAGCGGTTTGCCGAGTTCAATGCGGATATTACTAAGGCTGCAAATGGTCTCTTTCGTTGTTATTTGAATTGTTATGTAAATAAGAGGCAGCCAATTGCAGCAATGGAACCAGAGACCAAGAAGCATCTGTATGCTCTGCATCAGTTATACAAGACAGAGCTGCGTCCAAACAACCAGCATGTCACTCCTGAGATTGTGAATGAGTATATTGCGTCGTTTTGAATCCACTTTTAAAAAAAGTGGAGCAAAATTATAAAAGGTTAAGTAAAAATAATAAAGGTGGAGCAAAATAATAAAACGATCATATGTATATGGCAGACCCATTTAATAAATTATTAGATTTAGCATTAGAAATATTAACGATTGATTTTTCAAGATTTACGTTCGATAAAAATACAGAAGCTGATCTAACCCAAACAGAGAAAGATGAGCTAACACGAATGGAGGAAATAATGATAAATACATCTCGGCGTATAGACGAAATTACACAGCAAATAAATTTTGGTGTTGGGTTGGATCAAAACCCGCCAAATGCTGCTGTAATACTACGGATGTGTCTTCTTGTATCTCTAGAATGGGGAAAGCGTGATAGATACCCTGGATACCTTGAATATTCTAATGCAATATATACAAGAAGGCGAGACTTAGGAACACCAATAGATCCATTCAGAGGAGATCCACGTATATTTAGGTATATGCAAATGAAAATTTACTCTTGTGAATTTCAATATTCTCGTATGCGAAACCTAGAATTTCCTATATTAACTGACGAACAACGTAGATTGTTGGAAATACGTATGAATGAGGTTGTCCAGGAGAAAAACAGACGAAGAAAAATTGCGTTCCTAGAAGGGGCAAGACAAGCTGGTCTGGAACCAATACCTCCAGAATGGAATCCACCTGGTTTTGATGGTATAAAATACTCTAAACAGAGTGGGTTAGGAGATGATGTAGATGATCATATAACTGGTTTTTTTGAAGAAGGCGGAAAAATAAAAGGGAAAAGCAAGAAACGCCGAAGTAAAACTACAAAAAGAAAGACAACACTACATAAAAAAAAGAAAACTCGTCGGAAGGCTAAACATCAAGTTTTTAAAACTTCATAATAAAAGTAAAGCAATAGATATAAAATACGGATCAAAAATCACAACGCGTGGAGCAAAAAATAAAACGATAATATATGGCAGATCCGTTTAATAAATTATTAGATTTAGTGTTAGAGATATACGAATTAAATTTTTCAGAATTTATGGGAGACGGACCTGTTTCGGGTCTTAAGGTAGAACAAATGGAGACGAGAATAACTGGTATATCTAATAGAATAGACACAATTATAAAAAGAATAAAAGAAATTACCCAAGATGAAGCTCCAGATGATCCTTTTATTATATTAGCGATGGTCAGTATATTGTCTAGAGATATAACTTATATACCTGGATACCATAACTATGACGAGATAGTATCTAGAAAAAGGGATATACAAGGAAATCTAACATCGGGGTTAACAGACACTTGTAGACTTATAAGTATAAAAAGAAAACTAACAGATTTTTGTTTTGACTATTATCCTGGTGAAGATTTAGAACAACAATTAACTCGCGAACAATATAACATGTTGAGACAACGACAAAACGAGTCTATAGACAAAGGCGAAGCGGCTGCTGCTGCAGCTAATGCGTTCCTCGAGGGTGCCGCCGACGACAATCCTCAACACGCACCTCCTGGATATCAACCGCCTCCTGGATCATTTCGTGGTGATAAGTTCCACGAAATTGTAGAATCAGACGATCTACACAAAGAGGTCGCCTCATATTTTGGCGGTAAAAGAAAGACTAAAAGAAAGAAACAACGAAATAAAATTACAAAGAGAAAGACAACACTAAATAAAAAAAAGAAAACTCGTCGGAACACCAAACGATAATAGCTTCTAATATGTAAACGTGTATTTCCTTGTCTTTGAATGACCACGCTTATATTTTCTCCTCGATTTGTTCGCCAGAATAAACGCCTTCTTTTTGTGATCACAACCTTCGCTGATAATATCATAATCAACCGCTGCTGCTTTACCCGCCGTAATCGAACTCGCCAGACGAGCTAAACCCCAAGATTGCGCTGTCTGATTTGGTCTTGATCCCGATGAAAAATATGCACCTTCACCCTTTTGTACAATTTTCTCAAGAGCAGATAATGTACAACCTGTCTTACGTGCCAATTCTTCATTCGGTGTAACATTTTCAATATTGTATATTTTTCTAGCGTCGGATACATGGCTTGATTTCTTGTTTTTATATGAGGAAACCTTTTTACGCGTAAAGTATTTCTTATTTTTATACATTCTTTTTGACTTCATCAACATACTAAGTTGTTTCTTCTTATCTTTTTGTGATATGTTTTTTGGTATATACCTGGCTGGAAATTTTATTGGTTTCATGTGCTATATATTGATATTATAAAATGGATAAAAAATTGAATAGAAATTTCTATTTTTATTCAATTACACACAAACCTATTCAATTCAATGGATACTATCATTAACACCGATAACAACCAGGACACCAAGCAATACAGCAAGTACTATCAAAAGAAACTTGCTGCCGATCCTGATTACTTTCGTAACAAGCGCGACAAAACGGCAGAGAAAACAAAATACAAGGAACATCGTGATGAAATTCTAGAGTACCAGAAGAACTACAACAGAGAGCATCGCGACAACATTCTTGAGTACCAGAAACAATATTATCTGGACAACAAGGAGAAATTGTGTCGTCTTGCAAAGGAGCGTCAAAACCAACCGACCAACTGCCCGCTCTGTAACAAGACGATTGCCAAGGGAACACTACCAAGACATCAAGGAAGACCTATCTGTTTGAAAAAGCAGATACAAAACAATAATATTATTGAAACAACTATAAAACCGGAAGTAAACATAACAAAAAAAATTAAACTCAAAATTGTCAAACGACTACCAGAACAATAATGTGGTGGGTGGGTAAGGAATTAGAATGTGAGATACGTCAGCTGAATTTGTGATCAAACTTCCAGCGAGATATACTATGAATTATTATTTTTTGTTTTTCTCGGTTTATCAATCTAACCTTGCCTCGCCATTCTCCAATCATCAGCCATTCATTGACAAATTGTTGATATTTTTCGTTTCCATCGTCGAATGTATTGATCTCATAAATTTTGGCTTCGTTTGGCTTATATAAGTTCCACTCATAGTCGCTCATACTTATTATGTAGAAATGTATAATAAGTATCTAATAATGTTTTTTATATATGACAACATATAGTCAAATAGTATCCTCCAGTCGCGTCTCTCTTCTTCATCTGCATTCAATATTTTACCGACACTTGATCTCCATTTGTTTACCATATTGTATGCTTGTTTATTTGTGAATGATTCATTCATCTGGACATGACCACCAGGAAACCCTGCGAATGATGAATTATAGTGAATGTGTGGATGTAGATTAGGATTCGACCTTAGTTTATAATATATAAAAAAGGTATCGTCGCATACCCGTTCCGCCTTTTCAAACACATCTATCTCTTTATTAACCTCGTGCAAAGTATTGTGAATCATGTCGGTTATCGCAAACGACTAGTTGCGTTTTCCCAAACGTGAGTTACGTTTCCGCCTCGTTAATTGTTTTCTGCGATTTTCCGCCTTGTTGTTTTATTCCTATACGTCATAATATATAGGAATAAAATTAATAAAGTATAACCAGTGACTATTTTTAGGAGAAGAGAGACCATTTTTTTGGCGCCTTCTTGTTGGGTTCTAAATAGGTTGTCGTTTTGAAAAAATCCACATTCTTAGGATAATAGGTTTGGATATACTGATCCATACTGGTTGTTGACATGGATTTATTGCAACCGCTACAGATAGGTCGTATATTATCAACATCCGTTGTTCCGCCATTAGCAACGGATAATACATGACCAGCCTCGAAATTTAATGCGGTGATTGTAGTTTCGCGGCAACAAAGACACAAGACTTCTCCCTTGTCACTTCCAACATGTCGATTCCAAGAATCAGAACGAACTTTACCTGGCACACCAATCCGTTTCTTCGGCTCACTCTTTGCCTTCTTGACTACGATACCCGTTTCAATATGTATGATTTCTTTAACCCATTCGTAGCGATAATCGTCAGAGATATGATTATAAATCCCGAGATAAAAACCAGTATCTTTACATTTCTTAATAATATTTTCGGATACATTCTTTGAATCGGGATATTGATCGATAGACCATTGGCTAATTTTTGTGTTGTGTTCTTCGATGATCTGCTGCAACGAAATCGCACTCTTTATTTGCAATCGTTCAGTGAGAACACCTAGAGCTTCTTGGAAGAAATTGAAATAAATGTGAGGCCGCCTTGCACGCGAGTTCTTCGACCAAATTGCAGGATACTTGTCGTGAAAATACATTGCTACCTTTTCGGGAATACTTTTGTCAATTGTATCTGGAAACTCTGGCAACGGAGTATTCTTGTTGATCATGTTGTAGTTCTCTCGTAGTTGTTCTAGTGTGTCAACGACTACAATTTCAATGCTTACTGGAAAGGAAATCATCTGGCTGATAATTTTGATAGACTCAAACCGATGTTGGCCGTCGACAATATACAGATCACCAGTCTCTTTGCAAAAATGTATATTGATTACACCTAGGAAATTACAAGCACCAGTTTTCTGGAGGCAAGATTGCTGATATGCGACTATCTCTGTAATTTTGGCATTATCGCGAATTCGCTGAATATTTGGTACTTGAATAATATGTGATAGTAATTTATTAGTTTGGATGATTCCGATGTATTTATTATTGATTGCAATCTGGCGATCCATGTCATTCCATATCATATTGCAGTTGTTATTTATAATATATGAAATATCTCTATATCAATGAAATATATACTAAACGCGTCTGTTTCAACCAACGTGTGTTTGATCAATACGAACGATATAATCATCGTTACTAACAGAAAATGATTTCAAAATAATATCAAAAAACGTACCCCATTCATCTAGTTCCTCTCGTGTTATATCCATATTATGTATGTGTTTTTTCCATGCGAGAAATCTGATATATGCATCGTCATTTGTATAACCTTTAAGTATGCGATTTTCGTCACCACCTGGAAACCCAGCAAAGGTCGAGTTATAATGTATATGCGGATGCAGACCAGGTATTTTTCTAGGCAGATAATAAATATAATATGCACCATTGCCAGAACTTATTAGTTTCAGTTTTGTATCAGGATGTTGAGTTGTAAGTTTGTAAAAACAATCATCCAACACATTTTGTATATCATATGTCAATACTCGCCAATCTGGACGTTTATTTGAAACCTTTTTATCAGAACTATTTACATATTGTAAACCAAATCCAATAAAAATAAAAACAATCACAATAAAAAGTATAACCAAATACAAGTAATTCATAATATATTATAAAAGATTATAAATTTTAACGTTTGATCTTCATTCGAACCAACATATTGTTAGCTTTTCTCGAAATCGTATTGTATAAACGACCCTTCTTGCTATATTGACGCGCACGAACATATGCGGAGTAAACCCCTTTTGGGTTTCTCTTACATGTATTTCGCGAACAAATAGGAAACGACTTATTGGGACCCAGAAAACACTTTTTACCGCAACGAGATAGCATTCTGGTTCTCTCACGTCTGTTAGGTCCAACCCATCCCTTGGTCGGCGAGCCTCGGTTCTTGCGCGTTGTTGACATTATATATTTGGAGTATATTATTTTCTAAACCATATGTATTTATATGAGCAACAATGATCAAAATCATGATTACACGAGGCTTCCAGAGGATAAATTAAAAAAATTATCTAGACTTTTTTTATCGTATCATGTAGATTGTTTACAACAACAACGGGATATGAAACTAACAGATAGTGAAATATCATGTAAAGCATTTTTCAATGAACACTTCAAATATTTTAGACGAGTATCTGAGTTACATGATAAGTCGATTGAAACAAAAAAATGAAAGGTTAACGTTGAACAAATGATAATGTACCATATTACATTATGATTCAAACTGATATTGATGCCGTTTACAACAACATGTTGTCTTTGCTGAAGGAGGAGTTGGTTATTTCACAGAACTCTAAAGACAATAGTCGTATATCATATCGTCTGCGTAATATATTTACGTTCATGTTTGATCATTATGATAAGCTTGTCAATGCTAACAAGGAACTCATTGAAACACACATGTCAAAATACTATACATATCCTGTTGAACTTATTAATAGTGAATATAATTTATTATATATATCCGAAATAAATGCTATTGAAAAAAAAACTTTAGAAGATTACAAAAAGACTATCGATTGTGTAAAGCGTTTCACTGATAAGTATTATAACTCGCGTTATTAATAAAATTTTATATATAAATATCTTACTATAATATAAATATTAAATATGAAATACGATGCGAATTCATCTACGCATAGAAATGTTGTACTTGATGCTATAACTCGCGGAAAAAAATTTGAAAAGCAAGTCTATCCATCATTTGTCAACTTTATAGAATTTATACAAAAACAAAATGGTAAATATGTCTTGTCATCTGGAACATTATTGGGTTGTATTCGCAATAACAAACGTATTTTATGGGACGATGATTTTGATATTTTTATGTTTGAAAAACACATGACTATTTTCAATAGTCAAAGTGATTTTTCTTTTACATGTGACAAAGATATTAGATATAAAATCTCATATGGGAATTATAATTATATAATAACCAAACCTCCATATGATTTTTATCAGGTATGGTGTGTTGATATTATTAATAATAAAATACTAAATAAAACAATGGATATTTTTTGTGAGATGTATTATCAAAATTGTAGAATTCCATGGTACACTCATATAAGCATGGAAATGTTTAATGGCCGTCTCTATAATATACCTTTGAATTATGATGATGAATTAAAGGCGTGTTATGGTAATAATTATATGAACGAATATGTATGTTGTAATCATGAGATTGCAAGTGTATATTACGACCAAAATAAAGAAAAATATTTAATAATGACTAAAGACGAATATAACTCTTTTTGTTAACTACTTCCTAGTAATCTCGTCACCAATAGCACTGAACGTCTTGATAGCATCACGAATACACTCCTTCAAATGACCCTTGATGGTCATGAGGTCAACTGGATTCTCATAAGCAATACGAATAATACTATAACTATCATGAGGATGCATCTTCTTAAACCCACAATACGTCAATACCTTCGTCTCGTAATACTTGGCATACAAATAGTACTCCAACGTCTTTCCAATAGTATAATCTTCATTATCCAGAATAATATCATATGAATTCTTCATTGTTGACTGCGAAGGCTTGATCTCCATCTTATCCGTATCAATCAGTGTATCAATACCCTTCAACGTCTCGTTTAACACCTCTACAGCCTTCTGCACTAACTCTTCATTTGTAAACACACCTACAGACTGCAGTTTAAAATCAAAACTATCCTGCTTATAAAACCGCATTCCATCCAACAACCTCCAATTTTTTGTTTCAAACTCAACATCCTTTTCCTCGTTTTTCCATTCAATCCTCTTTTTTGCAAGAGCTTCCTCAACGGCGGATTCATCTGGTGTCATGCCGTACGCACAAGTCGATACCATATTAAACGCGGCATCCTGCTTGGCGTTCCCAATAGACAAGTCACAGCTCATATGAATCTTCTCACCTGGCAACTCTTCGGATACCTTTGGCCTGAGGCGGACAAAGTCGATGTAGTGCCTTGTCTGGTCGTTCATAGGAAATATTTCCGAGCTATCTACAGGCTTGTCAGTAGTCTTGTCAATCACTACGAAATCCTTTGTGGTAACAAACATGATCATATCAGTTGTATTCTCGACATTAACCTCGACCCTATACTTGTCAATAGGAAACGTATCAACATCCTTGATGTGTATCGGAATACAACTCAATCTCATTTTGATAATCTCGTTGTTTAGACGAGTTGTGTTTGTGTAAATCGTAGCCTTACTCTTTTCATGTGGAGAAGTTCTAAATACGATAGAATTGATATCAGACAGCATCGTGCGGCGAACAGCATTAGCAACACTTACGTTTACGCCACTTAACGTGAACGAGAGGACATCATTCACAGACGAGGTAATTTTCACTTGTGGAGCCATATTAATTTAGTATATTATAAATCTATGGTATATATTTAATTCAATTTTTAATGAGTTAAATATATATTTCAATAAACTACTATTAATTTATAGATGTCATATATTTTATACTATAGCAATTATTGTGAACACTCAAAAAAATTATTACAAACTCTTGGAAAAACAGAACAAAAGGATATGCATTTCATCTGTATAGATAAACGAATAAAAGAAAACGGCAAAACATATATCGTAATGGAATCTGGACAGAAAATAGTTATGCCAGAAAATGTAAATCGTGTTCCAGCGTTATTGTTGTTGACAAAAGGTTACAAGGTATTGTATGGCGAGGCCATCTTGCAGCAGCTCAAACCAAGACAAGAGGCAAACGTGCGACAAGCAACCCAAAACAACATGGAACCATCTGCGTTCTCATTCGGTGCGGGATTCAGCAATGTCACGTCAGACAACTATAGTTTCTTGGATTCGGATGCGGAGGCGTTAAAGGCTACTGGGAACGGCGGTACGAGACAAATGCACAATTATGTAGATCTTAACTTTAGCGACCAGATAAGCACACCTGTAGACGAAGCGGATTACAAGAAGTCAAGTAAACTACCAGAAGGACTAACGGTAGATCAATTACAACAGCAGAGAGAACAAGAATTTCAAAAAGTTGCATATAGAACAAAGTAATAAAATAATTTGTTGTATACAGATAAAAACTAACGTATAACTTTTGACCTTTGACGTTTATTCTTCTTACGTGTTTTATTTTTTTGTTGTTGTCTTCCTTTGGTTTTACCACCACGTCCACTAGAACTAGTTGTCTCCTCCTCCTCCTCATCCATATCTTTAGTAATGATTCCTCTTGTAATTAAGTCTTGCAATTGAAGTGGATGAATAGATTTTCTAACCACACGTTGTACATAGGGATCCAGACCATCGAACTTAATACTTCCTTTTTCAAGTTGACCCAATATATTTTGTGATGTTGTTTGTCCAAGTGAATAATTTGCATAAATAGTTTGACTTAATTTTCCGTATATATCCTCTTGAGCTCTCTCCATATATTCATTAAGCTGACGTATTCGTTCTACTGCTGACACTAAACTAAGTTTAATTTGTTGTAGATCTGCAATAGATTGTTCAGCTTCTTGAGATAATTGACCAGGATTCAAAAGACTTCCGTATTGCCTATTATGGATCTCCTCCATTTGCCTCATAGCTTGAACCACGATGCCGTCAACACTTTCTTTAATACTAGGTAAAATATTATGTATATCCTCCGTATCACGATGAAGTTGTTGCATGTTAGTAGGAGGTTTAATTTGTCGTCCAGATTCTCTCACTAATCCTCGTGATGGTACCGGTGGTACAGGAACACCAACGTCTTCTTTTCTAACATAAGCATCCCTATCAATAGGATTATAAGAGTCAGCTTCAGATTCATCGGAAAAAGGATAATATTTATCGTCATCGCCCTTCCTCCTTTTACCAGACATACTATTAACCAATATTTTATAATAAAAAACACTAAATAAGAATCAGATAATTCGTTAATAAATATATTTAGAAAAATACCATATATTTATTACAATGGCGGCAAACATTTTACAAGCATTCAATGATCATTTCTTTGAATTTGTCAAGGATGTAGAAAACGTTTTTCCTAACGACGAAGATGTTCTAGTTGCCAAGAATTCACTTAGTACTATTCGTAAGGCTAATCCAAAGATGATTATTAAGATCTGGAGTCAGTTTGTTGTTGGAAAATACAAGCCCGAGATTGAGAAGGGTGACATTGATTTTTTCATTAACAAGGACTATTCAGCTGACATTGGTGACACTGGTAGTTCAAGTTACATAATGGATGCTATCGACAGATTCCGATCTCCGATCAAGCAGATGAAGCCCGATGATCAGAAAAAAGCAATGAAGTATATCCAAAACCTTACGAAACTTGCTGATATTTACAACTCGGGTAAGTAAATTAGTAAACACATAAAATATAACCATGTAATTAATGATTACAAAGTTTACCCTTCAACAAATGTATTTCATCTGCCAGAATTTCAATAGGTTTAATCATTTGTTTTGAAATAATCAAATGATTCTCATCAATAAGCAAACCCTTTTCATATACAATATTAATGTATTCCTCTGCATATTTGCATGTAATTACAGCATTGTTTAATATACGAAATAACGGATTTATCAAACTACCAAGTAGAACGCCATCGTATTCATTTTTTAACAAACCAATATCGTTATTCATTTTCTGAATTATATCTTCGACATCAATATATGTTGAACTTTTGAGTTTACTCGCGTGATCAAGTAAACTTAGCAACAGATCAATATTACTTTGTATATTGCTCATTTGTATTATTTAATATTTCACATTATATGTCAAATATTAATCATTTTTTAAATATATAAGAGGTTTAGTGCCATATTATAAACTCATATATTATAATGGCCGATTTGAAAGGAATAATAGCTGCAACAAAAGCCGAACCAACAATTGTAAATGAGGCTAGTAAATTTGTTGTAGTGACATACTGGTGGGGAAGTGGTAATCTAAATAATAATACAGCCAGACCTTGTATATCTTTTTATGAAGATTTATTCAGTAAGGTTTTGAGAATCTGTATTGATACGCTATTTACTATTAATCAACTGGCTGCTCCTGAAGTATCATCTTTAGAAGGTCGAGTTGAAGACACGAAACCAGATTTAGAAGGCCAACTCAGAAATATAACAAAATTATCAGCTTTCTACACTATTCTAAAAAAGAAAACTGAAGAATATTATAATGAAATTTATTCGTATTTAGAATTTCCAACTAATTCAAGGGAAAGATGCCTAGCGTTAGAAAAAACAGCCTCACTTCTTGAAGGCTTGAAGGATCTTAACGGCGAGAAGGATACCGGAAAAACACCAAGAGGTTACACATACAAGTCGAGAGAAGAGATATATATGTTATTGTTATTCATCGCAAGTGAGTTTATTAGATTGAATAAAGAAGACATTATTCGTATATATGAAATAAAAACGGAGGTTGCTGATATAAAAACTCAATATTTAAATAAAGTAAAGTCAGCTGTACCGCTAGACGAAAAAAAAATGGATGTTTCCCCGTCCGCCAAGAGTGACACTGATGAGATTCCTCCCCAACTCGACGACGGAGTCTCCACAAAAATGCCCGCCGAAGAGTATGAGGACGATAGTGCAGCCGCAGCTAGATCCGATGATAAAAACGTCAGAAAGGAAAGATCAAGGTCGCCACCCAAGTCGCTCCAGAGTAGGAGCGACTTGAAGGAGGCATTTTCCACCCTGAGCAAGAAGAAGGAGGAGAAATCTGCTAGAGGAATGGTACCATTACAAATAGGTGGACGACAAGTGGGTGAAGCGGACATGCAACTTTTTAAAGCCTACAAAGAAAAACTTGACGTTCTTAGTAAGGAAAAATCAGAGTTAACTAAGAAAATTAAATTATCACCTAGAACAAAAAATAGTTATGTGCCAGTAGACGTGAAACCAAGTGTCGATGGTGTAAAATCCAAAGAAGAATTATTAAATGAATTACGTGTTCTAGATAAATTTCAAAATAAATCATTGAATGAAATATTAGTACAAGAAATGAGATACTTGAACCCCCTAGATTTTAAAGATATGTTGGCTAATTGGGAAAAAACATGTCATGATAACAAGTGCAATTATATGGCTGTTGAATATCCTGAGTTTGCTATGCCAGGTGGTTACCAGATGGCTATCAATGCAAAACCATTATTTATAAAAAAGTGTATTGAATTATGTCGCGGTAGATCAGTGTTGTATATTGATGGTGATATGAGAATTAGAAAGTATCCGATAATTTTTGACTTACCAGGTGTTGATTATATGGCAAGAGGTTGGCATATGGATCCACGTTCAAGTTATAAATTAGATGAAAGTATCACATATGATCCATATACATTTGAAACATCTGGTGGAACTATGTTTTTTTCAACTTCTCCCGAGAGTCTAGAATTATTGCAAATATGGATAAGCACGTCTGCATCTTGTTATCAGGTAGGTAAGGCAGATGATAGAATTATTTCACTTATATTTAACTCAAGAAAACTGCTGCTAAAGATGAAGATCATTCAGTTACCTATTGAATACTTGTGGTTGACACTTGATTATAGTGACAGATTGATTGAAACAGATGTATATGATTATAATTTTAAAAAGATGGACTCTAGCATATTTATTGATCACCCAGAATGTTTGACAAGTGAAGATACTGCTGCATCATCAGGCGCATGTAATGACAGAGAGCCGTGTTTCTATTGTTTTATAGAGGGTAATGTTGATCCTGTATCAGAGCAATTCTTTGAGCATCTTGCTTTCCCAGATAAATCATATGTAGAAGGTGTCAAGTCTTATCATGACTTCATGAGTGAAACATACTACCTTGACGATGGAAACAAACGTTTGTATGAGAAGGGATTCGTTGAACCGGGTAGAGATGTTGCGTTTAATGAGCAGCCTTTGTATATCACTAGTTTTGATAAAAAATATGGAGCAGGTCGTAATGAGTTAAGTGAGGCGATTATAGATAGGTCAACAAAAATGGCTACAGAAGGATTGTATGAATTTGACGAGGAAAATAATTTAGCTATTATTGTAAATGGAACTTTTACAAAAGGTCCAGAGGAAGATAATAAACCCGATACAACTAAGATTCTAGCTCTTATTTACAAGTTGCTTAGCGAAGGTAAAGATGTCTTGTATAATCCCAAACCTGCTGAAAATGGAGGTGATGCTATATACAAAGAATTCATTGCTAATAGGGAAACAAAATATAAAAACACAGAATTTGCATTTGTTCCTATATTCAACGAGAGTAGCAAATTCAATGATATTTATAGACCTAAGATAGATTTAACAGATTGTATGTATTTCAAATCTGATTGTGAGTTTATGAAAAAGTTCATTACGATGTTTGAGAGTTTGAAGGATATGTCTGATTTTATCAACTATGGTTCTTATCAATTTGTTTCTAGCGTTAGAGTGTCTTATCTTGTTATCAAAAAACAAAGGACACCAAAGGTTGTTTTGGAACAACGGCCTTTAGAGGTACAACTACCAACTGCAGAAGAAGATGCTACCAAAGAACTAGCGGCGACTGAACAAAATGGAGGTGGTATTGAAGAAAATGGAGGTGGATGTACACCAAACATTGATTTTGAATCAGCATATTTAAAAGCTATAGAAATGTCAATAGATGATACTTCCGCTGTAATTCAAAATGCTGCTGGAAAAAAACATATCAAACGTTCCAGAAAAAGAGTCAGATTCAGTAATAAACGTAGCCGAAAACAACGTAAATAAATTATATATAAAATCACGCTTATAAGTTACGCAAAATAAGGATTCCAATTGTTATTGTTAGCAAAGCAAAACTGCTTGACGAACAGCACATGTTCTTTGTAATCCATAATATCACTATCTTCGTTCTCAAACCCTTCCTTATAATTATTTACACCAAAACTATGCTTGAAGTCTACTATCCATATTTTCTTATTTACATCCTCTATAAAGTTATATCCTGTTACATTCGGGTAAACAATCCCATTTTTATACAACTCTGTTACAATTTCCCTTATTCTTAGTTTAATCCTTGCAGGTAGATCTTCGTAACAATCCCCATAATAATCTGCCAAGCAATGACCATGTATTCGTTGGGTAGTTAGTATACAACCTTCCTTGTCATACCCATAAAATTTCGGCAAGAAGGGCAAAGCAAGAGTGTCTAAGTAGCGATACATTGTACCCTCGCGGTTAAAAACGGCACCCTTTGTAAAGCAATAATCGCTGCTCTTCATTATTAATATTCATCTACAATTTAAATTTATAATAAAAAACCTATCAATTTTATTATAAATCTGCATGTCGAGTATATAAAATATTATTTGTATGAAATTTTTATTGTTTACTTGCGACGCCTATCACGTTTCTTCGTTTTCCTATTAGTTTTAGCTTTCTTGGACTTGGATCTAGAATTTTTGCGTGAAAACTTGTTGCCTCTTTTCTTACCTCCCATTTTTCTAGACAACAACCCTTTTTCCATTTCGTCCAACAATTCTGCATCAGTTTTTGGTTGCAACGCAATCCCATCGTCTTTAATGCCAGGATCACGACCCTCTTCTATAAATCTAGCCTCGTTGGGGTCAGATTTAATAGTAAGCGGCAACTGGGCTTCTAAATCAACTTTTTTGGAATCAGGAGAACCATCGTCAACAGCAAAACTAGACATTTATATATTAACAAAATATAATACTTGTAAATTAGACAATATATATTAAGAATATATCTCCATAATAATTTTTTTTTGTGTTTCGTATATAAATTCCGTATCTCCGGTAAGCGAGAGAATCGTCGAATTTATCATAGTAAACGCAAGTAATATCTTAACCACATCCACATCAAAATGGTTCTTGCTTAAACCAGGAACAATAGTATCTATTTTTGATTTGTATTTACGGATTGTCAACTCGGTTAGCCTTCCCTTTAACAGATCAGTGAATAAGTTCTCAATGATAATATTAAGTCTGATCCTCTGTTCCGAAGTATATAATGAAATATCTGGTGCAGGGTTAAGCAAATCCTTTACGTAAAATATAAAATCCTTGTGTTTATCATTACTATTCAGGAGAATGTCTGAAACTCTGCTCAATGCCATTTTTACATTCGAATCGCCAATCTTCAAAAACATACCAAAGTCAATAATACCCAACTTCAATGTCCCTTCGTCATTCATGCATATTAAATTGCCAGGATGTAAATCGGTATGCATATACCGAAACAGATAATTAGAGCATAGTGCAAATTTCAACAGAAGTCGAACATATTGTTGTTTTTGATTATTGTCAACCTCAAAACAGGTTTTTCCAGAAAGATAATCCATTATAATGAATTCGTCATCGCCTTCCAGGTTATAAACATCGGGTATTATTATTTTATCCAGATCAGATATCGTGTTGTTTTCTGAAAAATCACTAACCTCTTCTTTAGTAGTTCTCATGACTTCGATTTCATTATTGAAATCACACTGAGTCATTATATAATCTTTCGACTCTATAAAACTAGCAATTGATTCTAGGAAATCATTTGCTTGGAATGGATATGTGATGACTTTTGCAACATGATACCAAAATACAAATTGTTTGTATCCTCTCTCCAAACGTTTTGTTATATCCTTGCGTTTAATTTTTATCACTAGTTCCTTACCTTCCTTTGTATGTCCCTTAAACACAATTGCAATCATGCCAGAGTTTATAGGGACGAGATTCTCGATTACAATGTCATATTTCTCTCTGATTTGTTCTATCAATATGTAGTCGATATCAGATTGATAATATTCAGAACTATTTGTGTTTTTCCTAAAGAGAGTTAGTAGGCGAGGTGAGACACTTTTGTTCGCAGAGAGAGACTGAAACAATTTTATAAATAGAACATTTGATTGGGTCAGATTCAATAATACCAATCCTATGTAATCATCATAGGAAACATACCCTATTATAAAGCTGCATGTGTTTAGTAATAAATTCCATATTAACCACATACATATTTATGCTGTATAAAAATACACCTCTAAACGAATTATTAAATAAAAGATATAAACAGATGTTTCGATCAACTAATATAAAATGTCACAGGAATTTCAGAAAATAATTCATGATTTTGTATGTGACTTGAAGACCACATTCCCAGAATACACTCCGTTGATCGATAAGTGGTGGAAGGATGACGAGGCCAGTGGCAAGTTTGTACTTGAGCATTGCAAGAAGAAAATGCCGCCACGTTTCTTTGATATTCTCAACCAGAATGAGGATATGTTCAAGGAAGAGTCTGGTATTGACACCGAGTTTCTTCCAAACATTTACTTCAAGAGTCTATGGGGATTTGATATCACGCAAACAACTCGCGATACGATTTGGAAGTATTTGCAATTAATGCTGTTTTCAATCGTTGGTTCTATTGATAATAAGGAGATGTTTGGTGATACTGCCAAGATGTTTGATGATGTGGATGGAACTGAACTCAAGACGAAACTTGAAGAAGCTCTTAAGAACATGCAGGGTATGTTTGAAAACATGAAAACAGGTACCGAAGGTGATGCAAATGCAAAGCCAGGTGCGAATTTTCCCAATGCGGAAGATATTCATGATCATATCTCAGGAATGTTAGACGGCAAGCTCGGAAAACTTGCAAAGGAGATTGCAGAGGATGCTGCAAATGATTTGAACATTGACATGGATAATGTGACTGATGTAAAGGACGTTTTCACTAATCTACTCAAGAACCCAACGAAGTTGACAGGATTAGTTAAGAATGTGGGTTCTAAGCTTGATAGCAAGATCAAGTCTGGAGAGCTGAAAGAGAGCGAGTTGATTGCGGAGGCTGCGGAGTTAATGAAGAAGATGAAGAACATGCCAGGTATGGGCGACATCCAGTCGATGTTGAATAAGATGGGTATGCAAGGTGCTATGGGTGGGATGGGAGGAGGAGGAAATGGTAAGGTCAACATGGGAGCCATGGAGTCTCAATTGAATCGCAATATGAAGACGGCACAAATGAAAGAACGTATTCGAGCAAAAGCTGAGGTGAATCGCATATTAAGAGAAAAGATGGAACAGGAGAAACTCGCTCAGCAACATGTGAACGTATCAACCACAAGTGTTTCGTGTGAACAAGGTGTAAATGACGAAGAACTTATTTCTATATTCTCTACAGGTGAAAAGGTAGAAAAGACACCTAGGGGAGCTAAACCGACGCAAAACAAAAAGAAGAAGGGTAAGAAATAAATTTATATCTCTATAATAATGACAAAACAAATTCCGTTTTACACAGATGAACCTTCTATTTTATTGAACAGCGATTACATATTTGAGTTATGGCCTACAAATAATATGACGCACGAACAAAAATTAAATGCTATTACACGAGTTATCACACTTGTGACACTTTTAGGATATTTGTTTACAATGAACTTAAGGATATTGGTGGTGGGGTTCATTACAAATCTTGTAATTTTTGGAATGTATAAAACACGCAAACCTAAGCTGGTAGAAAATTTTGAAAAGTTGACAGCTGACGATGTAAATGTAAAGTTAGTAGAATTCAAAGAAGGGACAACCAACAACCCATTTAGTAATGTTCTGTTAACCGATATTCAAGATGAGCCCAATCGAAAATCGGCACCTCTAGCATTTGAATCAGAAAAAGAGATAACATCCAATATTAAACATGCTGTACAGAAGATAAATCCAGGTATTAAAAACGTAGAAAAATCACTATATGGAGACAAGGCCGAAATGTTTGAATTAGACCAATCAAACAGAGCATTTTTCAGTACTGCAAATACAAAGGTCGTGAGCGACCAGACCGATTTTATTAATTTTTTATATGGTGGTATGAGTTCGAGTAAAGAATTCACAGAAGATGGCGCGAGGATGAGGGTAGCAAACACACAACGTTACAATTTATATTGATCATCATAATATTTTGTTGTAATGATTGTAATTATCGTAAACAAACAAATAAAAATATAATAAATACTATTATATTTTTAACCGCGGCATAATACTATAAAAATATTAATATTTTTTAAACATTTTTGATCTCCTCTATCCAAAATTTATATATAGTTTCATATGTCGAATTACTATATTTTATCTCATTTGTAAATATGATATTATTGTGATTGCAAATCTGGCGCATTATAGTAAGGAATGACTTTGCAGTTAATTTTCTATCTAAATAATATTGATATTTAGGCTTATAACATAATCTACAATGATCAATGAAATTCTTTATCGACTCATTATATTCCCCTTTCCTGAATGAGATAGTATCAAAAACATAATAATTGTTAATTTTAACGCAGTTTTTTTTTAATAATTCAACGATAATATTATTATCTATCGGTGTTGTAAAAAAAATTGTCATCTAAACTATAATATCTATATATTTTTTTTTTTTCAGAAATTCATATCTGTTGATAAGATATAATGCACTCATACTACATTGTGCGTTATATGTTAATAGAATATACAAAAATAATTTCGTATAATAAAATTATCTAATGAGTTATATATTACGCACAACTATTCTTCCTTCTAAAACAATAGAAATTATGAAACGCACAAAAATATTAGTATAAAATTATTATTGTTAACATAATATTAGACGTTATTAGAGTTACTAGTAGACATTCTAAATGAAGTTACAAATGTTCCATTTTTGTTATGTACTCTATATTCAGAAAACGCGTTTGGTGTTGATGGAAATGAATTGGTAAAGCCTTTGAAAAATGCTTGTGAAAGTTGATCACGTAAGTTTTGCTGCATTTCTTTCGCAAATGACTCATTATTCGTAAAAAAACTTTCTGGAAAGTTTGTTGAAAAACTAAAACCTGATGGAAAACCTTGATGACATGGCTGCTGATAAAATTGTTGTTGAAAACATTGTGGGTTTTTTCGTTGTTCGTCGTATTGTCTTCGTTTTTCTTCGTCACCCAATGTCGCATAAGCTTGATTGATAAGTTGTATCTTGTTTATTGCTTCTGGATCCTTATTCTTGTCAGGATGCCACTTGAGCGATAGTTCACGATAAGCCTTTTTTATCTCCTTAATGTCAGATTTTTCGTCAACACCAAGTATGTTATAATAATCGGACATATACTTATTATAAAGGAATATTTCTTAATATAAATTAAATAAAAATTAAACAATAACAAGTTTATATACACTTAAATATTACTTTTGTATAATAACAAGTTACAAAATATGCAAAATCTTATAAACAAATATCAGCCTTATATGTTAGAAGATTTCAAATTAGATGATACTTTACGTTTGTTGATTAAAACATTACTGGAAATAGACAACCTAAATGTATTATTTTGTGGGGCAATGGCATCTGGAAAAACCTCTATACTGAATGCTATTATACGTGAATATTATATTGGATATGATCAAAATAAATATAACGACAATATTCTACATATAAACAATTTGAAGGAACAAGGTATAAATTATTATCGTTCAGATGTAAAAACATTTTGTCAGACGTCTTCTGTTATACCAGGAAAAAAAAAATTTATTGTTTTGGATGACATTGATTTTATAAACGAACAGAATCAGCAGGTTTTTCGAAATTGTATCGATAAATATAAACACAAAGTGCATTTCATGTCTTCCTGCAGTAATATCCAAAAGGTTATTGATAGTATACAATCCAGGTTCACTATGATTAAACTTCATACTATGAAATTGGATCACATAAAAGATATTATTAGTAACATCAAAACAAAAGAGAATATTACAATTGATACTGATGCAGAAGAGTTTATGATTAATATATCTAACTCGTCAATAAATGTAATTATTAATTATATGGAAAAATTTAAGCTAATAAATAAGCATGTTGATATCAGTTTAGTCTGTCAATTGTGTTCAAACATAGATTTTGGTATATTTGAAAAATATACATCACATGTTTTAAATTCAGAGCTCCAGTCAGCATGTGAATTGATATATGACATATATGAAAAAGGTTATTCTGTTATTGATATATTAGATAACTATTTCTTATTTATAAAAATAACAAACATTATATCTGATGATATAAAATATAAGATAATTCCATATATTTGTAAATACATAACAATCTTCTATGATATTCATGAAGATGAAATAGAACTTGCGTTATTTACGAATAATTTAGTGACTGGTTTATCAAAGTAATTTATGTTTTTATAATTTAACGTTAAACTATTTAAGAATTAAACATATCTCCATACATGGAAGATTCTCATTATACAACTTTAGGAGTAGATGAAAACGCAAGTCATGATGACATAAAGAAGGCATTTCGAGTTTTGTCGTTGAAATGGCATCCAGATAGGAATAACGAGCCTGGTGCAGTAGAGAAGTTTCAGAAAATCAACGAGGCTTACGAACATATAGGAGATGATGAGAAACGTAGTGTTTATGATGCACAACGAAGGAATCCATTTTCAAAATTAGGTATGGGTGGAATGAATGGTATGGGTGGAGGGATGGAGCATGATATTTTGAACGCGTTCTTTGGGGGACTTGGCGGTATGGGTGGTTTAGGTGCAATGTTTCAAGGAGGAGGTGGATTCCCAGGAGGTGTTCAAATGTTCACAACTTCAATGGATGGTACAGGTCGAACAAACGTGAGAGTAGTCCATAAACCTAGCCCCATATCTAAGAACATAACAATCACTATGGAACAGGTATATGCAGGATGTAAAGTTCCAGTTGAAATTGAAAGGCACCTCATAGAAAACAACATGAGGGTTCTAGAAAAGGAAACAATATACGTAGATATCCCACCAGGAATAGACGAAGGAGAGATAATATGTATACCTGACAAGGGAAACTCTATAAATGGTTCCAAAAGCGACGTAAAGGTCTTTGTTAAAATCGCACCAGATCCAGTTTTTCAGCGTTCTGGGTTAGACCTAATAATTAACCAGAAGATTTCTTTCAAAGACTCATTATGTGGTTTTTCAATTGAGTTCAAATATATCAATGGTAAGGTTTACACATTAAATAATGCAAACGGAACAATTATATACACAAACTACAAGAAAGTCATGCCGAATATGGGTCTAAAACGTGATAATCATACAGGTAACATGATTATTAATTTTAATGTAGATTACCCAGAAAAATTGACAGATGAACAGGTCGAAAAACTCCGTAATATATTGTAATTAATGTTAACAAACAATATAAAGAATATATATTGTTATATATGGGGGGCTGAGGGTTGTGGGGGGACTGGGGGTTGGGAAGAATGAAATTAGCTCGTTTAGCTCATCAGGTCAGAGCATTTGCTTTGTAAGCAAAAGGTGTTGTGTTCGAGTCACAAAACGAGCAACGTATAATATACTATTAAGCATAGTATATTATAAAATTGAAATATAAATAATAGGGTATAACAAAACAACTTAACCTATTATATAATGGATTCTAAACCAAAACAAGCAGGTAGAGATATTTCAGAAGTCACACAAAAGATAATCAATGAGATACCAGATTCAGAAGTTAAATTAAAAAATAAACTGATTCGCTATATAAGCTCTTTGTGGAATCTAGCACCAGAAGTTCTTGTTTCCAGTCATGTTTGGATACCAGTACAGGATATTCTTAACGCTCACATAAACCCAGAGAGGATAAACGAACCATGGGTAAAAAAAACAATTCGTATATTCAATAACGAGAATGAATAAACACGAATTAGATACAAAGGTTATTACGAAATCTTGCGCTTCTGAATTTCAGCAGATACAAGATAAATCGAATTCTCGGTCATAATGATATAATCCTCGCCACTCTTGTAGAACTTTTGGATAGTAGATGTATATTCGTCTTGGTTTTTCACCAGAATCTTCTCTCCATTGTCGCGCCCGCCAATAACAGCCTTTTGTTCAAGAGACGCAGTCCAGTAATCCATTAAGATGGGCTTGTCGTCAACAATACCCAACTTGACAGCGTGCTTCAATGTGGTCTCAGACGGCAACCTATAATTTAACTCTTCGCTACCACTTGACTTTACTAGAGCGGCACTTTTTTCATCTAAACGAGTCGACATTTATATTGAACTATAAGTATATTCTTTAAGTTATATTTGATTTATTCTATGAAAATTATTTTATATTTATATAAAAGATGAAGATTAATATAAAAAATAATAAACTTTCTTTGTCAAATACAAATGATTATAAGGTCGACATAGAGTTCGGTGTGAAAGAGGCAATATATATATACATTGAATTAGTTATAGAATATTGTCATTTTATCAAGGATAATATAAAGGATAAAAAATGCGACATGTTTATAATAAATCGTGGTTTAGATACACTAACACATGTATTTAAATTCGTTTTGTTTTATACAAAAAACCTAGAATATGTATCTTTTTACACACAAAAAGCATTTTATTATTATGTAGAGTTTATATGCCAAACGTCCGAAATGGAAAAATTATTTCTTCAGATGACATCTCGTGACGCAGTTACATATGTATATAAGAAAACTATATATGAAATAAATAAAACATTTGTAAATTCAAATATAATAAATTCAGTTAGTACGCTTGAAAAAATAAATATAATAGATGAGCATATCAACCTCTATAAAACTATTATAATTAAAATTTTAAATGGAGGTTCTCCAATAAGTGTGTTTGAAACATTCTTTGAACATATAAAAAATTCAATTATTGTGAATGATATAAAAACATTTAATATAGAGATTGAAAATTTATTCTATACGATAGAAGATATTCCGACATTTATTGATCTTCTCAACGTACACTATAATAACAATAAATCCTGAAGTTCTTCTACGTTTTCATCATCGACCATAAACTCATGCTTTCGCTGTTTCTGTTTCTTATCCTTTACAGGAATAGAAATTTCCGTGTTTTCTTCAAACACTTGTTTATATTCATCTATCAATATTTTTTTTATAAACTCATAGATTTCCCTAAGTACATTCTCTTCACATTTTCCAACAATCAAAACACTACCAGTTCTAAATATCATAAACGAGACTTGATTGATATGTTTGTATTTTTTCTTACCCTCTTCCGATATTTGCGACCCAGTTTGTATCCCAACATCTGGGTTATAATAAAACTTACACTGAATACCTGGATATGAACAGGGATCGTATATAGTTTGTATATTATATTTGTATTTCAAGATATCATACAACGATTCGCGGTTTATGTAATAGCCACACTTGAAAATTGAATTAATCAATACAGTTTCATAAATGTCAGAGTTGTACTTCAAGGGACTTTCAACATGTGGTTGTATAATGGTAAGCAACAATAATAATACACGCTGGAACAAAATCTCGTCTTGAACTCCTGGTATTTCTATTTTACCTGTATTAAAAATCTTCACATGATATTCTTTATAATTAGAAGAGTCGTCCGATAGACGTATTATCAATACAAAGCAGTTATAGAACGCACTCTTTTTTTTCGATCTATATTGAAGAAGATCTTTCTTACAGACTCCTACACTAACCTTTCGTATATCCTTGAATAGAATACGTCCAGTTGAATTTTCAATATGTGTTATCACATGCTGGTCATAATAATATTCCCTTTTCAGGTTATTTTGTATTTCATCGTAGTCTGATTTCTCAAGCGAATTAAATTTCATCTGTTTCTTTATAACACCTTCTGCACGAGTGCAATAACGTTGAACAATTATTTTCCAAAAAACCTTCTTTAAATCAATCGACTGATTAAAGTGTGCAATTTTAGTTTTGGTTGATATATAAATATCAGATGGTTTAGGAGTTTCCGAAATACCAGATTGTTTGCTATCATGAATATTATTATTGTTAACAGAATTATCGTACATATATTTTTCGATGTTTTCTTTTTTACAATCTCTTAAGATATCATTGTCTGTTTCAGGTTCTTGTAATAAACTAGAACCATTGTCTACAGAACCATATAGAAACTCTGCCCATTCAGCATCAATAGACATTGGTGTAGTTAAATAACGCGTTATATATTTAACCTGTTTATAATATTATGTCTCAATTATTTTCTTATAGTATATATATGTCGGCTATGTTAGATGTTTCTAAACCAATAGATATTCCAACTTATAAAAAGAACGGATATGCGGTTTCGAATAATTTGTTCGATCCATTTCAAAAATCACCACCCAACGTTTTCATGAACAACTTGAAGTATCGTATAAGTAAATTCGAAGACGTTTCGCGTATACACAATAACACAGAGAGAAATATCACAGATACTAATATAAATAATACAAAAATGACACAAACAAAAACACAATATAAAAATAACTAGTTATGATAAGGTACCAAATATTGCATGATATTATTTGTATTACATCTCGATATCATAGATATATGATATTACATATTTTATAAATATCTGATTGTTTGTTGTTTCGGAATGCAAAATATTCTCGACAAACGAGAGAAACCCTCCAGTTACACAAACCCTATGTTTCTTGATCATATAGTTCAAGAGATTTTTAATTATATTTTTTTTATCTATGTTGTATGAAATACTTATATCATGTATATGTCTGCAAATATCTTCTATGTTTTCCTTATTTTTAATCAAGCTTATAATTTTAACCCATGTATCATCGTTTAAAATTTTATAATCGACAATACCCTGATTTGTTTGCATATAATTGATCATACTGCGTATATCAGATTTGTATAATTTTTGTATCCCTTCTATGTATTCGTTCGGCATGTTCATTTTTTCTGTATCAGAAATGTGCATGAGAAATTTCACTATCTCATCAGGAGGTAATTGATTGAAACGAAGACGAATAAATTCGTTTTGAAGTCCTTCATCTATCTTACTGATATAATTACATATCAGACAAAATCGAACATTTGATGCGTAGTCTTGTATCAAGTAACGAAGCGCCTGTTGTGCATTCTTTGTCATGTAGTCAACTTCATCCAATATAACAAACTTTAATCCACTGCAAAAGAGGGGTTTCGAATTGACGAAGGAGCTTATTTGGTTGCGAATAATGTCTATTCCTCTTTCGTCGGATGCGTTTAAATGAATAACTAGTTCTCTGTTGACATTATTTATTTGTTGTTGGTATGCGTTTATTAGATTGATGATGGTTGTTGTTTTTCCAGTTCCAGGCGGTCCATAGAACAATAGATTTGGGAAATATGATGTTTCAATAATGCGAGACAAGATAAGCTTATTGTTTGGATCTAAAACAATATCTTCAAACCGAGATGGTCGGAAAGCTTCGACCAATGGTATCTTAGTTGTCATATGTTAGTATATCTGAAATATATTTATATTGTAAAATTGATTAGATTTTACAATATAATAGTAAGTCAATCCTTAGACAATGGAGTCTTATCTTGAACTTATCGTAGGTCCAATGTTTTCGGGAAAGACTTCGAAATTGCTTGATATCTACAAGCAGTGCAAGTTTTGTAATATAAGAGTTATTATTGTGAATCATGAGATTGACAAGCGATATCATGATACGATGGTTTCTAGTCATGATAAAGTTTTGGCACCATGTATTCAGACGTCACAACTATCAGACGTAAAAACAGAAATATTAGAAAAATATGACGTAATTCTTATCAACGAGGGCCAGTTTTTCGGAGATTTGTCTATTGTTGTTACAGAGCTGCTTCAATCAAGAAAGAAAGTATATGTATGTGGTCTAGATGGTGATTTCAGACGCAAGAAGTTCGGTAATATTTTGGATCTGATTCCGCTGTGCGACAAGATAACAAAACTGACTTCATTGTGTTCAAAGTGTAAGGATGGGACGCCGGGTATATTTTCAATGCGTTTGACGGATTCGACTAGTCAAACAATGGTTGGTTCAGATAGTTATATTCCTGTCTGTAGGAAATGTTATGAATCTTGAAATCAATATGAAATGCAATTTATTTAGAACTAATCAACGGATTAATTATTTTTTATATTATTCGTTTAATATATGTCTACTACAAATGACCATAAAATCAGTTCATTATATAATAAACTAACAACACTAAAACAACCTGAATTGAATGCTGCTGTAAAAAATGTGCATCGCGTTATTCTGACATTGTGTCGTCTTGATCCAACGTACTTTATAGGTATAGACGCGGCGATCGCAATAACAAAGAAATTTCTATCTAAGTTAAGTGACGATGCAATAATAGGATATATCAACACGCCAGCACTATTACAACTTTTTCATTCGAGGTATCATAAAGATATAAAGACTTTATTACTTACAATATCAAACCTTTTCCCATTCTTGTTAGGGTTTTATGATCATATCATGTATGCTTTGAATTACTTAGATACGGAAACAAACGACCAAAAAACGAAAGAAAATTTATTTTTTATTATACAACTAATTAAAGAGTTTGGAGATCTAAGCACAGAGGATAAAGTATATATTCTGAAAAGATTAATAATGTTTTTGAATCAGTCGACGGGATTGATATCTGAACTATCGAAATTTATGCCTATATTTGATATGTCAAAAGAGGTAACTACAGATGTTTGTCAGTATCTTTCGACTAATAAAGATATTTTGAACGATATCGTAATAAAAATAGAGTCTGTTGGTATAGATACACTACTTGAAAAAAGTATAATTAGTTTAGATGCATTGGTCAATATAGTTGAAAATAGTAAAGGATCTGTAATGAGTCGCGATAGTCGTGATAGTGTTTCTCCTGCAATTGTAACTCCTGATAATAGTCCGCAAAATAGTCCGAAAAATAGTCCAAAGGCTAGTGGAAAAAAGAGCTTTTGGGGTTCTGGAAAGAGAAAACCAAGAAAAACACGAAAAAACAACAAACGAACTAAAAAGATGAAACCAAAACGCAAGACGCGTAAATGAAAACATGAAAAAATAATAGTTTTTTGAAAAATATATATTAAAAAACGATTTAAATTAGTAGCGAGTAACTCTGTTATATGGTAAAGCGTGTAGTTAAGGTGGTCGATGTGGAAGACAAACAAATTATAGAAGAGGATGTGAAAAATTACATTGAAGTTATTGAAAAGCCACCTGCGAAGCGGAGAGGTAGGAAGCCTAAGGGTGGTAAAATTGTTCAGAACTCATCGTTAGGTGACGATGAGGTAAAAAGCGAACCGAATGTAATTTTACACTTGAAGTGCTCGTTAAAAGATCTAGATGCTGATACTAATTCTGATATCATGAGTTTTAATTTTCTAAATAATTCGAAGAATGCGTTATTGTATGAAGTTATCACAAAACCACAGGATGAAACAAACAATGCTGATGATAAAAATACTGATAAGCTCAATGAGAATGAGTTAGATGATCAGCCAAAAACCAACGATATCTTCAACAAACTCAAGGTATTAGAAAAGGATCTTTATCACAATAACATCAACAACAAGAAGTCTGCTTGTTTCTGGTGTACGTGCGATTTCGACAACCAACCCATCTATATTCCCAAGTTCTTTATTAAGGACTCTTACAATGTATATGGGTGTTTTTGTACACCTGAGTGTGCAGCGGCTTCCCTTATGAACGAGAACATCGATAGTTCAGTTAAGTTTGAGAGATACCAGCTGTTGAACCATATTTACTCAAAGATTCACGACTACTCTAAGAACATCAAACCTGCTCCTAATCCATATTATATGCTGGACAAGTATTATGGAAATTTGACAATTCAAGAATATCGGATGTTGTTGCGAAAGGATAGACTATTTTTAGTAGTAGACAAGCCACTTACTAGAGTTCTGCCAGAGTTACATGAAGATAATGATGATTTTATTATCAACAACAAAGTGATCCCTTCCAACACGTATAAAATTAAACGAAAGTGTCAGAAGAATAAGAGCGATATTTTACAAGATAAATTTGGTATGTGAGTTTTATAATAAAATACAACTTGTATATATATGTCAAACCTAATAACAAATTACAATGTAAATGTGAATGGTGTAAAACAGGATTTAGGAACCATTATACAAAATACTACTTCGCAAACATTGAATATATCAACATCTGGATATACAAACTCGACAACTAGTTTGTCTTTCGATCCAAATGGGCAACAAGTTATTTATGATAATAGTATTTATCCATCAATGAGTGGAAGTTCAGTTAATGGAAATACAACAATATCATTTGGTGAGAAAAAGAGATACGGAGATAATGGTATGTGGATTGCTGTTGGTTCGGGAACAAATACAATTGCATATTCATATGATGGTATTAATTGGACGGGTTTAGGTAATACAATTTTCTCAGATGATGGTAACGACGTAGTATGGAACGGAACAATATGGGTTGCCGTTGGTCAAGGAACAAATACAATTGCATATTCTTATGATGGAATTAATTGGTCTGGGTTAGGTGAAATCACGTTTTGGAGAGGGCGATGTATAGCATGGAACGGAACGCTGTTTGTTGCGACTGGTCAACGAACAAACGAATCTGGTGCACGTGCAAACACAATCGCATATTCGTCAGATGGGATAAAATGGACAGCAGTTACAGGTTCAACGTCTATTTTCTCAAGTTTTGGTTCTGGTGTTGCGTGGAACGGAACACGATTTGTTGTGGTTGGTTCAGGTGCGAGTGGTGCAGCTTATGGGCAAAATACAATTGCATATTCTTCTGATGGTATAAATTGGACAGGAGTCCAAAATTCAATAACTCAGATTTTCACAGGGTATGGTTTGGATGTAGCATGGAACGGAACTCGATTTGTTGCTGTTGGTTCACCTGAAACAAACACATATGTAGGAAATAAAATTGCATATTCGTCTGATGGGATAACATGGAACGGGGTTACAAATTCTATTTTTACTTTTTCTGGTGATGGAATTGTGTGGAACGGAAAAATATGGGTTGCTGTTGGTAATGGTAATGAATATTCAATTGCATATTCTTCTGATGGTATAACGTGGACTGGAGTTACAGGTTCAACTCCAATTATTTTTTATAATGGTTGTGGAGTTACATGGAATGGCAATCTATTTGTTGCTGTTGGTTCAGGAACAAATATGATTGCTTATTCATCTGATGGGATAAATTGGACTGGGGTTACAGGTGCGTTAGTTTTTTTTTCCACTGGTAGACGCATAGCATGGGGCGGTTCTAATTTACCAAATACAATCACATTCCCAAGAAACCTAACTATTGCGGTTGGTCAAGGAACAAATGAAATTGCATATTCGTCTGATGGGATAAACTGGTCTGGAGTTACAGGTACATCTGCATCTATTTTCACAACAGGTTACGGCGTAGCATGGAACGGAACAATATGGGTTGCGGTTGGAACAGGAACAAATACAATTGCATATTCATATGATGGGATAACTTGGTCTGGAGTTACAGGTTCAACTTCTATTTTCTCAACCAAAGGTAATGGAGTAGCATGGAATGGAACACTATTTGTTGCGGTTGGTCAAGGAACAAATGAAATTGCATATTCGTCTGATGGGATAACTTGGTCTGGAGTTACAGGTGCATCTGCATCTATTTTTTCATCTGGTTTTGGTATAGCATGGAACAGAACGCTATGGGTTGCTGTTGGATCAGGAACAAATAAAATTGCATATTCGTATGATGGGATAACTTGGTCTGGAGTTACAGGTACATCTGCATCTATTTTCTCAGGCACTGGTCAAGGAGTAGCATGGAATGGAACGCTATGGGTTGCCGTTGGTTATGGAACAAATACGATTGCTTATTCCTCTGATGGTATAACTTGGAGTGGGGTTACGGGTACATCTGCATCTATTTTCTTGGTTGGTTATGGTGTTGCATGGAATGGAACGCGATTTGTTGCTGTTGGTTCACCAAATACAAATGGATATACAATTGCATATTCACCTGATGGAATTAATTGGACCGAAGTTTCAGATTCAAAAACTAATATTTTCTCAGAATATGGTTTAGGTGTAACATGGAACGGAAGACAATTTGTTGCGGTTGGCAACGGAACAAATAATATTGCATATTCATCTGATGGGATAACTTGGCGTGGAGTTACAGGTAAATCTATTTTCTCAGGAGCAGGTTGGGGGGTAGCATCAAATAAAAACATACCTTCGGTAAAAATCCAACATCCAACAATAGCAGTTGGTGAAGGAACAAATACTATAGCATATTCACCTGATGGTATTAGATGGTCTGGACTGGGGAAAACAATTTTCTCTACCAAAGGTAATGGAGTAACATGGAACGGAACGCGATGGATTGCGGTTGGTTCAGGAACAAATTCAATTGCATATTCATCCGATGGGTTAACTTGGAATGGATTGGGTAATAATATTTTCTCTGAAGGTAGAGGTGTAGCATGGAATGGAACACGATGGGTTGCAGTTGGATCAGGAACAAACTCTATTGCATACTCATCTGATGGGATTAATTGGACTGGATTGGGTAATTCTTATTTCTCACATGGTTATGGTGTAGCATGGAACGGCACACTATGGGTTGCGGTTGGTAGCGGAACATATAGAATTGCATATTCATCTGATGGGATAACTTGGACTGGAGTTGAAAATTCTATTTTCACATCTGGTTATGGTGTAGCATGGAATGGAACTATATGGGTTGCTGTTGGATATTCATCTGATGGGACAAATAATTTTGCATACTCACCTGATGGGGAAAATTGGGTAGGTTTGGTTGACCTTGTTTTCGGAGATGCTGGAGCTGGTTCTTGGGGGAGTTGTGTGGCGTGGAACGGAAAATTATGGGTTGCTGGTGGTTCATTTTATAATCCAATTGCATATTCATATAATGGAATAAATTGGACTGGAGTTACAGAATACGACATTTTTGGCTATGGTGCTTGTAGTGGTATAGCATGGAACGGAAAACTATGGGTTGCTGTTGGACAGCCTGAAGGTACTTATTATTCAATTGCATATTCGTATGATGGGATAACTTGGGCAGGAGTTACAGACTCAAATAAAATTTTCACTAGGTGTTACGGCGTAGCAGGAAACCCCAAAGTGGGTGCAGTAATAGTGCCTAGTGCAATTCATTTAAACAATAACCTTAATACAAACACACTAACGTTTTCAAGTGAATCATATTATCAAAATGGTGTTAATAATATAAGTATCGACGTAAATACAATGTAAACTTTTTAGTAATTCAAAACTATATAAAATAAGTTAAGTAAAACTCACATAATTAAATGTGAGTTTTACAAAATAATATCTGTATTGTAATTTGATAATAATATACAAATTATATATACGATGTCAAATGCAATAACAAATTACAATCTAAATGTTAATGGAGTAAACCAGGATTTAGGAAGTATAATTCGTAATACTAATACACGAACAATTAATATTCCTACTTCTGGTGTAACAAATATTACTAACAGCATAAATGTTAACTCTACTAATAAACAGGTTATCTACGATAACTGCATTTATCCATCGATGAGTGGAAGTTCTATTAATGGAAATACATCATTATCATTTGGTGCGAAAAAGAGATATGGCGATAATGGTATGTGGGTTGCGGTTGGTGAGGGAGATTGTTCAATTGCATATTCATCTGATGGGATAAATTGGTCTGGATTGGGTAATACAATTTTTTCAACTAGTGGTGTATCTGTAGCCTGGAACGGGAACCAATGGATTGCGGTTGGATCAGGAACAAATACAATTGCATATTCATATGATGGAATTAATTGGTCACCTGTTACAGGTACATCTGCGTCTATTTTTACTGGTGGATATGGTGTAGCATGGAACGGAACACTATGGGTTGCAGTTGGATCAGGAACAAATAAAATTGCATATTCATATGACGGGATAAATTGGAGCGGTGTTACAGGTACATCCGCATCTATTTTTTCGGTTGGTTATAGTGTTGCATGGAACGGAACACTATGGGTTGCTGTTGGCCAAGGAACAAATAAAATAGCATATTCTTATGATGGTCTAAATTGGAAAGGAGTCACAGATACATCTATTGCTCCTGTAAATTTCTTGTGGTGTAACGGAGTTGCATGGAGCGGTACAATATGGGTTGCAGTTGGTATAGGAGATTATTCAATTGCATATTCATCTGACGGGATAACTTGGTATGGAGTTACAGATTCATATGAAAATATTTTTAATGAAGGCAGGGATGTTGTGTGGAATGGAATACGATGGGTTGCTGTTGGTATAGAAGGAAATAAAATTGCATATTCGTCTAATGGAATAAATTGGAATCCAGTTACAGGTACATCTGCATCTATTTTCTCTTATGGCTTAGGTATTGCATGTAACCAAAGCCGTTTGGTTGCGGTTGGTATAGCAAATCAAAATTCTTCAATTGCATATTCATCTGACGGGATAATATGGTCAGGAGTTGTAAATTCATCTGATATATTATATAATGCTTTAGGCGTAGCATGGGGTGGTTGTAGTTTACCCCACACAATAAGATTCCCTAGAAATTTAACTATTGCGGGTGGTTCAGGTACAACAAGTATAGCATATTCATCAGATGGAATAAACTGGGCAGGAGTAGATAATTCGTTAAACATCTGTAATGGCCTAGCATGGAATGGAACAATGTGGATTGCTGTTGGAACAGGCAAATCAGGAAATGGTCCGATTGCTTATTCATATCACGGAAGCAATAGATGGCTTGATACATCTAGTAATGTATTCACAACTGGTAACGGAATAGTGTGGAATGGCAATATGTGGGTTGCAGTTGGTTCAGGAACAACACATACAATTGCATATTCATATGATGGTATAAATTGGAATGGAGCAGGTAAAACTATATTCACATCTAGTGGTAAATGCGTAGTGTGGAACGGCACGAGATTTGTTGCAGTTGGGTCATCACCTGGAGGAAATGCAATTGCGTATTCATCTGATGGGATAAAATGGATTCTAGTTACAGGTACAAATACAGACATATTTTCACAGGGTTGTGGCGTAGCATGGAATGGAACACGATTTGTTGCAGTTGGTATTGGAGCAAATTATTCAATTGCATATTCATCTGACGGGATAAATTGGTCAGGAGTTACAGGTTCAAGGTCTATTTTCTCTACTGGTTATAGTGGTTTTCTCGTCGGTGGTCAGGGAGTCGCATGGAACGGAGCACGATGGGTTGCGGTTGGAGAAGGAGGAGAAAATACAATTGCATATTCAGACGATGGGATAAATTGGACTGGAGTTATAGGTACTTCAAATATTTTCTTTAGACCAACAACAACTTATGATGATACTGGTTATGGTGGTAAAGGTGTAACATGGAACGGAAGACGATGGGTTGCCGTTGGAGCAGGAACAAAATCAATTGCATATTCGTCAGATGGGATAACTTGGTATGGAATTACAAATTCTATTTTCTCAACTGGTTATGGTATTGCTTACAATCAAAACATACCTCAAGTGAAAATTCAACATCCGACAATAGCAGTTGGCTCTGGAACAAATACAATAGCATATTCACCAGATGGAATTAAATGGTCGGGATTAGGAAATTCTATTTTCTCAGATTCTGGTAGAGGCGTAGCATGGAATGGAACGCGATGGGTTGGAGTTGGATCAGGAACAAATACAATTGCATATTCATATGACGGGGTTGATTGGATCCCAGTTACAGATTCAAAAACTAATATTTTCTCAATTGCTGGCAACGGCGTAGTATGGAATGGAATACGATGGGTTGCGGTTGGCGAAGGATCAACATGTTCAATTGCATACTCATCTGACGGGATTGTTTGGACCCCAGTCGCAGATTCAAAAACTAATATTTTCTCTACTAGTGGCAAAGGCGTAGGATGGAATGGAAGGCAATTTCTTGTAGTTGGTTCAGGAATAAATACAATTGCATATTCATCTGACGGGATAAATTGGTTGGGTTCAGGTGCTATCTTTTCAACCAGTGGTAACGGCGTAGCATGGAATGGAACGCGATGGATAGCGGTTGGTAAAGGAACAAATACAATTTCTTATTCTTCTAATGGAATTAATTGGTCTGGTTTGGGTAACACTATTTTCTCAACTGCTGGTAATGGCGTGGCATGGAACGGAAAGCAATTAGTTGCGGTTGGTGAAGGAACAACTTATTCGATTGCATATTCGCCTGATGGGATAACGTGGTCAGGGGTTACAGATTCATTAAATATTATCCCAATTGGTTACGGCGTGGCATGGAACGGAACGCGATGGGTTGCTGTTGGATCAGGAACAAATAGAATTGTGTATTCTTCTGATGGGATAAATTGGTTAAGTAGCGAAAAATTGTTTTCATATTCTCAAAACTTATCTTCTATAAACTCTTCTCCTCAAAACTCTTATTCAGTTTTTAGTAATTCATATGTTATAACAATAGCAACAAATGGAAATTTTTGGCTGGCTGGGGCTAGTCCAAGTGGGGATAAGGCAATTAATATAGCATATTCATCTGATGGTCTAACTTGGATTGGTGTTGGGTCTAGTGCAGTAAATAATTCAAATGTTTTTTATAATAGTGTTGAGGGTTTTGCGTGGAATGGAACGCTATGGGTAGCCGTTGGTGGAAATAGAAGTCATTCAATAGCATATTCATATGATGGGATAAATTGGACAGGAGTTACAGGTTCAACTTCTATATTTTATAGTCAATGTAACGACGTAGTATGGAATGGAACTTTATTTGTTGCAGTAGGATCAGGAGATGCAAATAGTTCAATTGCACATTCGTCTGATGGGATAAATTGGACTGGCTTAGGCAAATCAATTTTTACCTCACTTGGTAAAGCAGTTGCATGGAACGGAACGCAATGGGTTGCGGTTGGTTACGGAACAGATTATTCAATAGCGTATTCATCTGATGGGATAACCTGGACAGGAGTTCCAAATTCATCAAGTAATATTTTCTCATATGGTTTTGACGTAACATGGAACGGAACGCGATGGGTTGCGGTTGGTATTGTTCTCACCCCACGATCAACTATAATTGCATATTCTTCTGATGGGATAAACTGGACAGCAATTAGCTCTATTAACTCGTTATCTATTGCCAGATTATCTGGTATCGCAACTAACGGCAGTCGCTTTGTGGCAGTTGGAGACTCGAATTCTTATTATTCAGACAATGGAATTGACTGGATCCTAGGTACATACTTTTATAGTTCATTTGGTTTATACCCTATCAATATAGTATGGATTAATTCACAATTTATAATTGTTGGTGGAGCATACCAACAAGAAGAGCCAAAATCAAGTTTCTTGTATTCGTTAGATGGTAAAAATTGGAGTACTATTCCAATTTACCTAAATTTAGTTTATGGACAACTGCCTATGAATGGCATCGCAGGAAACCCCAAAGTGGGTGCAACAATAGTGCCAAGTGCAATTCATTTAAACAACAATCTCAATACAAACACACTAACGTTTTCAAGTGAATCATATTATCAAAATGGTGTCAATAATATAACTATTGGTGTAACATCAAAACCAACATGATCTATAACATTTTCATTTCATAAATAATAACAATGAAATGAAATTTATGCCTCTTTTATATGCTCGATATCTGTTTTGTCGATATGCAATTTCTCTCTGAATTGTTTGTATATCTCTTGATTGATAGACTTGATAGCAGGTGGTTTCTTATCAACAATACCTAAATAATCGCGTATCACTTTCACATGATCATAACCAAACAATTTCAACTTGTTAGTTGCAACCTCTTCATTGTAATCAGTATTTCTAAGAATGACTTGAATCTTCTCATTGAATGCTTCGTTATCTACAAGCTCGACCATATGATTTAGATAAATTATTTTCTAAATCATATTAAACGAATCTCGCTAATATAAAGTAACGAGATGAACCTAAATACAGAGTCCATTGTAAATGACGTTACGAAGGTCGTGCAAAATGGACTAAAGGATATTCTTTCCGAATTCGAAATAAAATATAAGTTATATGAAGAGTCGCATAATTGCGTAGTTAAGATGGCAGAGTGTATGACTAAGCAGGTCAAGCAAGAGGGGACAAATGCAAATGTATTTGCCAGTGTTGAGACAAGCAATTATGTATCACGTGCCGAATTTGACGCACTTTCAAAGCAAAATCAAGAACTAATCAAGCATATTGCATATGAATTTGAATTGCATTCAAAGCAAAACCAAGAACTTATGAAACAGCTGGCAGTAATGAAACAAGATATGACTGCTTTCTTGTCAAGGGAGGTCGTAGATATTACAAATGACTCGGATGAGGAAACGAAGGCTAATATCACTTTGAAGATCGAAGAGATTAAGAAGGAAACTATCGACAATTTGATAGGGGGTGCACTTGATGACAAGGCTATTGTTGTTGCAGGAGATAAGCAGGAGGAAGAGGAGTCTGGAGAAGATGAGGAATCTGATGAAGAGGAGACCAACGAGGAAGAGGAGTCTGAAGAGGAGTCTGAAGAGGAGTCTGAAGAGGAGGATACTGAAGACAAACCAGTATGTCCTACGGATAAGCATGTTCTAGTTTCTACAGGTGCTCTTACTCTTCGCGCGGGTATTCTAAGTGCTGCGGTTTCTTTGGAAGAGGAGGAGGAGGAGGAGGAGGAGGAGGAGGAAGAGGAAGAGGAGGAGGAAAGCGATGATTCTGACGAAGAGAAGGAGCAGCTAGATGACGATGAGGAGGTTACCGAAGATGCTGGCGGTGAAGAGGAAGAATTGTATGAAATTGTATTTAATTCTACCACATATTGCACAGACGATGATGTCAAGGGCTCGTTGTATATTCTAACCAGCGATGGGGATGTTGGAGACAAGGTCGGACATTTAGTAAATGGAAAACCTATTTTCTATTGATCTAATATAAGCAAATGCAATTATGTTCGCCAGCACTGATATATTTGATTTTTTCAGCTGTACAAATTATTATCGATACTTTTAAGGGATTGTATAATACTGCGGCTATGAAACTTGTTGTTGCTGTTGTAATAACCATTTTATTGAATATTTTATGTGAACGTGGTATGGGAATAGTTTCGTGGTTAATCGTTTTTATTCCATTTATGTTCATGACATTTATAGTTGCAATGTTATTGTATATATTCGGTCTAGATGTTTCTACTGGAAAAATCGACAAAACATGTGTTCAAAAAAAGGACGATGAAAAAGAGTGCAAACATCATAAAAAACACAATGATCCTAATCATCACCATGATTGCAATCATCATACATATTAAACCATATACCAAAGAATATAAATAAACAACATAAATACATATTTTGTTTGTTATAAAATGTCACATTTGTCGGTGTATACTAGTAGTCCAGACCTATCATATACCTTTTCGAATCCAACGAATATATTGTATTTCTACAATATGTGCATGTTACTTTATTTAACTACATCGATTGTAAATAAAAAGTACCCTGGATTTTACAAGCAACTTGCTCTCGGTATTGCATACAATTTTATACGCTTATACAGCAAAGCAGAATTGTTTTATAGAAACAATATAAAATCTTTGCAAATTAACAATACAAATGAATTTATTACTTTTATTGATAATAATACAAGTGTCCTTGTTCTTGAAGCGGACGAAGTGTTAAAACTCGATAAGTTCCCAGATTGTGATTTTATAATTTATCAGGATGCAGAAAACAATTTTTCCTTTTCAAATGAACTTTACGAAGGTAGTCTAGAGTGTGAAGTTACGGATTATACGTTTATGTTAATAGAAGTACTAGTAGGAGAAGAAACATACAAGCTAGATTTGAAGACAGATGATTATAATTTTTATGTGGTAGGCAATGTTTTCAACCAAACTATCGTGTGTTATCTTTTAAAGAAATTTTACGACTTGGATGATGTAAAACAATACCACGTAAAAATTCTCGATAATAACGTAGAATCTATAGAATTTGATGAACAAAAGTCTCTTTCCTTTAAGAAAGACTCATACGAGATAGTTTAATATCTTTATTAAACAGATATAAAAAAATGAATTTATATAATGTAGATGGTAGATAGCTATACCACAACCACAAAAATGACAGATACTCCTTCTGTCGTACCCGATGAAATGCATTATTTGTCTGATAAATGGACTTTATGGGCACATTTACCACATGATACCAACTGGGGTCTAGAGAGCTACATAAAGATTTTCACGTTTGGAACCGCGGAAGAGACAATCGCTGTAACCGAAACAATGCCATCAGTTTTGGTTGAGAATTGTATGTTATTCTTGATGCGAGATGGTATCAAACCAATGTGGGAAGATCCGCGAAATAAAAATGGCGGGTGTTTCTCTTACAAAATTACAAACAAGAATGTTTATAAGGTGTGGAAGGAGTTGAGTTATGTTGTGGTTGGTGGTTCTATCAGTAAACAACAGAATTACGTGAAAAACGTAACTGGTGTTACCATCTCACCCAAAAAAAATTTCTGTATTATTAAAATATGGCTGTCTGATTGCTCAAATCAAAATCCTGATGTAGTAACAAGTGAACTAAAGGGGTTGAGTTCACATGGTTGTTTGTTTAAGAAACATACCCCTGAATATTAACGACCAAAATAGTAATGATAGTTTAAAAAATTATTTTTTTAAACTATTTTGAATCTATAAAATAACTTACAATCTTAATGATTATTTTGTTGAATGAATAAAAACACCCATCGTTTTCATTATTCTCCTGATATGATGTATCAGTTTTATCTATACTTTGTTGAACACTATAATTACTATTTGTTTTATCAGCATCATATAAGAATATATCTTCGAATGGGTGGTTGCTACTTGAGTCTCTAAATACAGGATTATATTGTATCCTTGGTCTATTAATTCGTGTCATAATATATTTTATATAATATATAATAATATATTATTATATATGGATGTTAAATGAGTTATGGACATATCTTCCAATGGATGTTGTATATGAGATATTAGAATTTAGTAATCATGCGAAATTAAGAAATCTGGTTTTAATGTACAAAATACCAGAAACTGATCCGCGTTTGCAATTGCAAGTTAAACCAATCAATAAAAATAAGGTTCTATTTAATCTCACACATGATAAAACAATGGAGTTGTTATATTACAGAGGCACTCGTATGTCATATATATGTAAAATAAAAAATAACATAATGCATTTATTAAATATATACTGATAAAATCAAAATACATTTTTTACCAATCATAACCCATTTCAAGATCAATTGAAAACGAAAAATCCATGTTGTGTAGGTTTATCAAGTCTCCATGCTGATTCAATAATTGCACTTTAAACTTTTGTATCTTAACTGGCCCAAAATAGTCGCGTTTCTTTTCAATGATATCACTGCATTTTTCTGTATAAATATTTGTAGTGTTATTTTTAGATAGCGGAATAACAGCAAGTATATTATTGCTGATCATGCTTTGATTGAACATGCCGATAATGTTTTGAGATTGAGAGTTATTGAAATCATTCAATATAAAATACAAATACTCACTTGCATTTGAATTAAACATTCCCTCAGTAGTGTATGTTTTTTTACCAATATAAGAAGTGCTACGATATCCCATAGTCCAACCAATCTTTTTATGTATCGCCTGGGTAATTTTATCATGCACATATTTATGTTTATCATTGGGATTGTAGCTCCCAAACAACGGGTCTTTCAGGAAATACATGTTAAAATTATTGTATTTGTTTGATATAGTTATCTGTTGATTGTATGTATTTATTGATACGTCATATCTATTTTTTGATGTATCAAAAATGTTCATTGTTGTGTTTATAGCAACTTTCAAGACATTTGAAAACTCGATTGAACTATAACTCCCTTCTGGTACAACAATCTCAATAAACGAGCTATCGATTACTGGTATAGATAATATATTTGTTTCTTGAAGATAAAATACATTGGTTGTGTTAACGTTTGTTATATTATAAATTAACTCTGGTAGGTGTATAGAAGATAAACGAAGTGACAAGACATTTTTAAATGTCTGAGGCAATATGATACTGAAATCAGATGAAGTTGTATTCGCGTGATCTTCTCTGTACACTGAATGTAGGATGAGCGTCTGTGTAATAGTCTTTCTTTTGAGGTTGTTGAGTAGGCTTCTCGCGACATTTGTAGGATATGTTTCGACAGGATTTAGATAGTCGTTTTTGTTTATCGAGTTATTGAATGAAGTTGTTTCTTTATTCAACGTGAAGTTGTTGCCTGCGAATACCACACTTGTTTGATTTGTAACCTTGTTTTCATCTGTTGGAATCAACAATTGTTCATAGTCTTCAACAAATCCACTATTATCTTTTGATAAATCGCGAATCAGCTTATTTTTTGCAGAATTTAGAAAATCGTATACTTGGGTTTTTTTTTCATTGTCGTAATCGCTACTTTTGCTAATTGCATTGTATATACTATCATGTTTGTCCTTGATATCATTCAAATTGTAGTTCTCTCTGAGACCTAGAAATGTTTGAAGTTCCTGTGTATTATAATTATAAATATTCAGATCGAAGTCAAAACTCATTGTTTTACACTACATTTGTAAAATAATTAACCTATATGATCCTAAACACTTGTTGTTTTTAGCGGTCTACTTGTAATTATTATATTTAGTAACTATATAGAATGGCCAGTGTCACAAATTTTATGTTCGAGAATATGAGTCGAATAGGTTTGGACGAGTCAACTAGCTCTCAGTTAGATATGCAAAACGTCCAACAGACAAATTACATGTTACAGAATTTCTATAGTTCTGATTGCACAATGAGTAAACCTATTGGTTTGGCTACTTCTCAACCGGGCGTGTTTTACAAGGGAGGTAAACAAGTGGCTGCTGGTGGTTGCAATATCGATAGTTCGACCGAGTTAGAATTAGGAACCACTCAAATGGATCACAGGTCAAGACTCGATTTGTTCCACCGCCCTTTTGCCACCATCCCGTATTTAGGTCGTGGATCTGTTAATCCGGTGATGGAATCACAAATATTGCAAGGAGAGATGTTGACCAACAAGAGAAGCATCACAAATCTCAGCGAGAAGAGTTACATAAATTATCATCACACACCCATGATTGACAGCATGAAGGAGCGTGTTAGCAACCCAGCGAATTACGTTGAGAGTTCGGCTTCTAATGGGTGGGTAAGAGGTGGGGTTCCGTCTCGTGAACTAAGTCGTTCAACTCACTCTTAATATGCTAATAATAAATTTTGTATGTAAAGAATAATTTTTATGATAAACTATAATATTTATCATAAATTATATAAGAGTAGTCCAACATATTAGTATTATAATGTCGAATAGTCATTCAAAATATGTTAAATATAATACCAAATATGTTTGCAGTTATCTAGACTCAGATGTATTTATTGAAACTGACGAGATAAATGATGACGAGCGTGATTTTATTCGTAATTGTATTTATCGCCAGGATATGTTGAATATATTTGAGCTTGATGATTTTGAACCGGATGTAATCAATGCCTCTATCGAAACCATATATGATTTAATTAAATATAATTTGAAGTTTCATGATGTAATAAAATATATGGGTGAAGGTGATGGTCTCATGGGATTAACAATTTTGTTTTCATACGACTATCTGCATTTGACACATCCTTGTATTTGCCAATACATAGAAACACATCATGCAAATACGACAGAATTAGAAAAGATTATGTTGTCATAATATAGAAACCATTATGGCATCTACCCGTAATAAAAACACACCTGGTAATTATTATTTAGAACAACGCAATTCCACATTATCTGAGCAATACAAGTTGTATGAGAATTCGCAACATGGTTCAGCATATAAAACAATGTTGCCTGGTAATGGTCTCAATGTCGCACGTATACCGCGAACTCATATGGCACACAACCCAGTTGATATCGAGTCGTCACTCTTTGGAATAAATTCCACCAACCTGGTGAACCCTGCAAAACCAACAAAGCCGAGTTTAATTAATTTGCAGACAACTGATATTTACAAAAAGGAACCAGTTTTCTTACCAGAGCATCTTGTTATTGAGAAATATCAAAGACCTCTGGATAAGATGTAATCGACAAATTATTATTGTATAAACAATAATAATCTGACTTTTTAAATACTTGTCAATAATTCGACAAATGTTTCCTTAGGGTTATCTTCATTGGTATAAGTTGTCTTTGCTGTTTCTCCTGCAACAGGCAATCGAGAATTATTATTTTTCTCAACATCACTCAATAGCTGTCCATTGACCCAATAGTCTTCTACCTCTACTCCTTCTTTCGTTTTATATTGCTCGTACAAGAAATCAAAACATCTGATCTCTCTTTCCGATGAGAAGTCCAACCATGCATTTGAATATGACAATACACCAATAAAAATTGACTGCTTGAGTTTGTTTTTGTTATTTAAGCGCCTATGTTTGTTAAGCCCGTATGTCAATTTTGGACGGATTATAGTATCCAACCCATCATGATTATCGGAAATATTCTCGGTCAAATATTTCCCAAAGTAGGTTTGATTTGTCTTGTCAATCCTATAAATAAAAGAAATTGTATGCATAGTATAAAAAATAGTTTTTTACTTCTATATAGTTTTAATTAAATAAATTATCTATGTTCTGGCATTACATATGTCAAATCTTTACCCTTACTTTTTCCTATGCATGTAAGTATATGGTTTCCAATAATTGTATTTGATTCTAACACCTGTTTTTCGCTTGCCCTAGCAAACCACATAAACTTGTTTCGTTTCAACACCTCATCAGCAGGTATAAAAATACCAAAGGTCGTCTTACTGAGACTCAAGAAGTTGTTGGACATTAAATCATCTACAATAATCGGTGATTCATCACTAGTTTTTACACCAATTTCAGTACCACTAATAACATTAATACCCTTGTTTACTTTTGAGTTGATCCATTGTTCAAAGTTACCTTGGAATTCTGATTCGCTTGTAAAATCAACGGACATTGTTTCTTGTACATGGGCGATAAGTTGTTTGATTTGTTTATTATTTTTCTTCGCACCACAAAAAGCGAGAGATGGATAATAATTAGACAACGTTGATGTTATACTGCGGTTAGTAGTTTCGCAAACAAACATTTTATCGCCTTCTGTTCCTTTCGAGTACATTACAGAAAGGTCACGCATGCACAAAAATGATATAGGACAAGTCATTCCTCCATATACATCGAGCAGTTTCAACATACCTAACACACGCATGTTTTTCAAAATAGGATTCGAAATCGAGTTCATATCAATACTCCACTCAGGAATCAATTTATGAAAAGAATTATCGTCTATGATACATATAGTAAACGAGTCGTCACACTTGTTTATAATGCTTTTTATTGTCAAATATAAATATGGTTGATTCAAATCGTATGAAGTTCTCGAGCCAAAACTAACCCATTTACGAGAATTATATTCATACGGAACATGAATCCATAATATAGGTTTTCTACTCTTGGCTAAACTATCAACATCCAATAAATACTCTTTGATTGCATTGTAGTTATTATTTTCCTCGTACTTTTTATTATGTTCTTCGAATCTGTTATACAAGACAAGCAAAATAATTAATACTGCCACAAAAAACAATCTCTCAAGCATACAATACAATTATATTTTTATTTATTTTGTATCTAATAAATATTGTTTGCATCTATCAAAAAACATATGCAGTTCCTTTTTTCTAGCGCCAGTGATGCTGTCATCTGGGATATATGATTCATTACCTTTAACATAACATAATAAAACTGGTATTCCATTAACCATACGCTTGTTTTTCAGATATGAATATAACTGACTTGATTGATCAATATCAATGTCACAGCATATGACATCTGGTGGCGACTGCTTGAAAAATGTATAAACATCCTCTTTAATAATCTCACATGGTCCACACCAAGTAGCGCCTAGTTTAAGTATAACAAGACCTGGATTTTTTTTCAATAGATTCATAAACAATTCAACCGATTGTATTTCCGTTATAATCTCCTTTTGCATTTATATTATATTACATCGTATATTTCAGATAATAACTAATTCAATATAAAAATTTTGTAAATCTCAACAATCATCATTAAAGATATAATCTAGATTGTGTTTTGTGTTAATATTTTGTGTGTTTCTTCGTATAAAACTCAACATAAATAATGGTAAACTAGAACTGGCAAAGTAATTACTACTTTCACTTTTTGTATTTTCGTCATTTCGTATTTTTTTTTTCATATCTTGTTTACCCTTTTCATAATAATGAGTTATACCTTCTTTTGTTGGAGGAACTAAACTCTCATATAATGAAATGTTACCCACTAATTCACCTTCATGATTGCCATTTATTATTCGTAGAATACCTTCTGGCATTTTTTCATTTCTCAAACAACCATCCATTGCTAACATTGTATTTCCGTTGTCGACAATCTTTGCATCATAAGTTGATAAGAAAGGTATATTAAAGCTACATAAAAGGATATTAAATAATTCTTTTTGGGTTTTAAATTGTGAATACCATTTTTTCTCACAAGTACCATCCTTATGCAATAACACAACTCCTATGAACATTTTATCAGATACTAACCGATATGCATCAGGATATTCTTCGTTTATCAATTTTAATATTTTTAAAGGGTATTCAGTTAAGTAATATGACGAAATAGTAAATGGATTCTCTTTTATTCGTTTGGTTGCTAATTCATATACATAATGATAAATATCCATTTGTCTTGATGTCTTCATACCAAGAATAAATAGAAGGCCTATTAATGCACCCACCGAATCACCATATATTAGTGGTTTTTTTGTTATATTATATTTTTTATAATATTTCGAAAGTTTGTTCAGTGCTCCCATTTGATATATAACACCAAATGCACCGCCACTTAAATATATACGATTTATTTTTTTCAATCGTTTTAAAATAATATCATCCATAATATAATTTTGGTATATAATAAATTGTTATTATGAATTTATTATATAATGATTATGGTTTTGGTTTAAACAGCGTTTTCGATTTTATGATCTTCAATGATCTGTTGTAATACATCTAAAGCAATATTGTTTTTCAAGTTATCGATAATTTCATTGTCCATTGGTTCGCGGTTATTCAGTTGAACAAACAATGATCGGAAATCATCTACAAGCTTGTTATTTGAAGCAATAATCTGTTTTTGTTTCATCTCATTTGTCATAGCAATTTTTAGTTGCTCACTATGGTTTTTCAATTGGTGTTCTTCATTGAACCATTGGTTTCTAAAATCGTCTGTTGGAATCAAAATATCGCATATCTCAGGTTTGATAATTTTTAAGAAAGTCTCTGTATTATTAAAGTTCTGCTTGAATTTCTTGATTATTTCTTCTGGTATGGCTGGACTGGTCTCCATAAGCCTATCATATTCTTCTTTACTTGTTTTTATCATGTGCTTCACGTCTATTCTTTCGTGAGGATGTTTTGCTAATTCGATTTTGATATTTCTATAAAACTTGTCCCACGATATGCTACTGACTCGGTGCGCCTCATTTAATTGTGTAATCTTTAAAAACTGCTGAATAGTGGTTATTATACCAGCTAAAAGATTAAGAGATCCAATCAACATGACAAAATATGCCTGATATTCAGCTGGAACGCGATCTTGTGCGAAATTACCTGTTCCAGTGAGTGTAGATATGATTATTACAGGGATTGTATACCAAGTATTCAAATATGAATATAACATGTTTGCTTTTGAATGAAGCCATCGGTAACACATCGCCTTGTCTGCCCATTCTATCAATATTTGCTCATGTTCTTGTGTCCAATCAACATGAGTATTTTTTCCAGATAGTTCATCAGTTTTCAACTCAATCTCATTAGACATAACGCACACGTATATTAACATAAGACTTTATTTTGTAAAAAAAAAAGTATCGTTTAAATATAAGAATGGATGGTGAGATTAATAGTTTAAAAACTGAGTTTATTACCATAATAAATCATAGAGACACAACAAAGCGTATTTTTGGTGTTTTAGAATCAAGAATAACAAAATTGAAGTCTATATATACTGACTTTATCACTAGCAATGAAAAACAAATGTTTATCTTTGGGTTAGATTCATTTAGATTTCAGAGCAAACTTATGGATATTGAATTTGATGATATGAAACGAATGTCTTTGGCTATTAATAATAGAATCTATTGCGAGTATTACAAACTATATCGCATGATTGTTTCTTATATAACTGAAACTATAA